ATGTCTGGACTTATTAATCCACATGCGGCCCCGGAAGAAGCAGCCTATGCGCTGCTGATTGAGCTCGTTCGCGCCCAGCGCGTGCCGCAATATGAAGGCGAAATTTCCGGCCTGCTGGCGATGTACGACGAAGCCGTTAAACACTTTAAAGAGAAAGAGACCGAGCGTTAGGCGTGGACATCGTGGTGCGAGAAAAGCGTGACGCCTGCGGAAGCCGCGCAGGCGTTGGCTGGATAGCGGCTTGGGTCATCAGCTGCCGCGGTAGGTAGAGTATCCGTACTGACTGAGCAGCAGCGGGATATGCAGTTTTTGATTTTGCTTTGTAACATTGAAAATAACCGGAATCACCGGGAAGAACGTATTCATATTTTGGCTTTTAAAATAGTCACCAGTTTTAAACGTCACTTTATACACCCCCGGCTCCATATTCTCCGCCTGCGGATAGAGCGATTTAATCCGCCCATCGGCATCCGTTTTACCGGTGGCGATATGCTGCCAGCTCTCCCCCTGCTGTTTATCCAGCTCAATCTGCACCCCCGGTGAAGGGAGCCCGGTTTGCTGATTAAGAATGTGTACGCTGAGCGTCCCCTCTGGCGCCGCCAGCGCGCTGAAGCTGAGCAGAGAAATTACGGAGGCGATAACTAATTTCATAATCGTGACCTTATTGGGCAAGTGAAAGTGCCCTAACTATAGTCAGCGCGGCGGGGAAAAAAATTAAACTTTTTGTTATCAGTTTGAGTTGATGGGTACTGTCTCCACACACAACACGCTAAACCGGTTTCCTCGTAAGAAGAGGAAGTGTCTTATGAGTAGGTAGCCCCGTGCTCTTAGTAACAGGATACGGTGACACTAAGTCTATCAGGCAGGGGAAATAGATTTGCTGGGTTCAAATATCACAAGGTAAAAAGATATACGCCGTGGCCTCTGCCGCCTCTACCAGAACAGAGCTTACTGCAAATGGGCTGCAGTATTCGAAATAATCATTTAATATTATTTAAACTACTATTCCAGTGTAAGTAATCACCTGGTTCAGATATTGATCGTTATCATTGATTCTCTTGTCGCCACGCCTTAACCATCTCCTTTGTTACCTCTTTCTTGTAGCAAATAGGTGAGTACCCACCAGCTTTGCTCCAGGCACTGCGGCCACCGCACGAGCTGCCGTTCCGGGCGGTATTGAAGGGACAGGCACAAGTACCGGGGTAGGATGCGACAGAGTCATCAATAATCCTTTGACTGACCTGATCATCGCTTAAGGAATTCGATTTGGCGATGGAAATATCTGATGCAAAGACGCACACAACAGCGAATACGGAGATGGCGACGAATTTGATGTTCATTCGGATCTTTCCAGGCAGTGGATGAACATCGAGGGTATGCTTTCAAATAGTGTTCAATATTGATCTATAACAACTGTACTTCACGCCAGCTTAAAATGCGATATTTAACCCAGTCAGACAGAACCTAAAGCTATAATGACTATTAGCCTGTTACCGGCAACATATTTTCACATTCCTGCAGAGCGCTTATTCTGCACTCAGCTATAACCAGCATTAACCATTCTGTTCGATATTACAGAGCAGTAATGCTGTACTCTGACTGGCCATCGTCCGACAGATACTACAAGACATTAGAATCATCGAAATGGTCCGTCGATATGCTCACCTGGCACCTAACCATTTAACTGAGCACGCACGTCAAATTGACTCAATTTTTGCAAATTTTTGCAGAAGATGTCCCAAATATGTCCCACAAGGAAAAATCAGCGACTGGAGGAAGTTGATAAGTGATTGATTATTAAATGGCACGCCCTACAGGATTCGAACCTGTGACCTACGGCTTAGAAGAAAGTAGAGCGTTAAATAACTCACTGTAATCACACATGTTTACCGCGTTCGCATCCGGTTTTGTGTCGTTTCGTGTCGTTTGAATACATCCCTGTCTTTATCGTGCATTCCTTTCACGCCACATCTACGACACAGAAACCACGAGCTCTTCCACTCATCGACAGCAACTAAACAACCGCATTGTCCTGGCGCACATCGCAGATAGTAAACGTCACGCCCCCGATGACAGTAACATCGTCCAGGGCTTCACCCTCGATCGCTTCGCCATCTTCGGTAATCAATGACTTTCCTCTCAGCGTGGCAAGCTCCGTCCCGCCGCCGTGCTGGATAAGAACCTGACTACCCTGCTTTGGCTTCAGGGAGATATCCAGCACAACGTAACCGCCAGACCGCTCGAAGAGCAACGTATTAGGCCCAACATTGCAGATCGCGTTAACGGTTAATCGCTGTTCTGTGTAGTCCGTCGCGGGTGATGGAAAGCCCATTACAGAACCCTCCCCATGTTGGCCATCATCCACAGCCTGTTTTCGCTGTGCTCTGCCGTTTTGTCGACGAAATAAGACTGCTCGCGTGCGATCCAGGCGTTAGCCTCCACCTCGGAAAAGTGGATGCCATGCCGGCGCAGCGCGGTAACGAAGTCTCGGGTGTACAGGTACTGGTAGCCTTTGGCGTTGCGCAATACCGACTCGCGGAAAGCCGCGGCGATGTCAGACTGTCGAAGCATGATCTTCCCTCCGATAAACACTGTTTTTATATACAGTAGTTTTAACAAAGCGACAGATCAATATAGGTTCTGGCTATCAATTTATGTAATTGCCGTAACGCATTGATGTAACGAGTAAGGTAAGTCTTAAAGTGTTTTCAGACCTTAGCTGTTTGATGGTTTTACAAACAGGGTGCGGTTAAAATTTTTCAGCTATGGCAATGCCTTCATAGCAATTTGCTCATCTGCGGTCTCTTGCATACGGTTCGCAGGTGAGCAAACTTAACCGGCTGGAAAATATTTATAAATCGTCTTCACCCCCTCCTATTACATCGGCTACCGACCCAATGTTTTAACTGCTCAGACCAGAAATATCTGGAAGCTTTAGGCATCTTCTTGGAAGATAGATGAGCGCAAAGACGCACACAGCAATGATGTTATGTAGTATTTTCCCCTTAAGTGTGCCTGCTTAAGGGGATTTTTTATCGCCGTATTGTACCGGAAAATATTTGTAAATAATCTTCACCCCCACGCCTGTCACATCGGCCACACGCTACTGGACAGGCGCTTAGTCCGGTATGTTTCTCGCGCTACTACTGCTTACGTTAACGTCTGGTAATGATCTAGCGGCGCGACGTAAAGCGGCGTTGAAAGCAATTATAGTGACCGGCCGGCGTTGGTACTTCACACGGTTAGAATGGCTCTGAAATAAAAAAACATCTTCTGGATAGCGTTCTCTTCTACGAGCAATGATCCCCTCCACTGGAGGGGTTGATTCAACACGTAGCTCCTTCAGGTGACCCTGTTTTCGTATCAGTATCAAGTCACCATCAATATCATCATATCGAATACTCAGCAGCCTTCCAGCGCTTAAACCCGTGTGAAAAATTAACGCCCACAAGTCAGCCCATGTATCTGAGATGGAAACAAGATTGCTGTTAATAGTTAAAAATTGCTCAAAACTTATTGTTTTCTTACCGTTCACGAACAAACCAAACTGTTTTCAAAACTGAAAGTACTTATTATCTCAAATGTTACATATCACGGGAAGGGCAGGAATCCTTGATCGCGGACGGCAGCAGGAAAGTATTTTTAGATCGTCTTCACCCCCACCCCAATCACATCAGCCACCTGCTGCCGGGTCGCGCCGTTCTCCAGCATCCGGCGCGCCCGTTCGACAACCTCCGGCGTCATCACCCGGCGGCGACCACCAATACGCCCCTGCTCTTTTGCAAGGACTGTCCCTGTCCTGGCGCTATCATGGGCGGCTGTTATTCACCTTAGCTCAGGGCGCCGGACACCTGTGCCCAGATGAACCCCGCATTCAGTGATCCCAGCGTCCCCAGTAGTTCGGCAGTATCCTGGGCCGCGGTAATTGCGTCGGCGAATCCGGGAAACAGGGTTTCCATTTCCTCCGCTGATACGCTGGCCCCGCTCAGTCGCTCCGTTGCCGTGGCCGCACCATTCGCCACCGTCACCAGGTGTACTTCTTCCGATAAATCATTGCTGACAATAATCAGGCTCATATTTCCTCCCGTTTTTATGCGTAATACGCCACACGAAACGCCGATACTCCGCTCGCAGCACGAACACCGTTAAAACCAGCCATCCAGACACCGGCAGACGCACCATCCATATAGGAACCCTGGCGGCGCAACATGCGTTCGGTCGCAGCCGTTGCGGGGGTGGCGGAAATCACAATTTTGTCGCTGCCCAGCGTGGCGGCATTGGCTACCAGCGGATAAAGGCCGTACTTTTTCAGTACCGCCAGCGCCGTTGCCGAAACCGGGGTCGCGCCAGCGTTGGCCATGGATGAAAACGCAGCGCCGTCAGTGGCGGTGAGCGTGTAGCTGTTACCCACCGCTGATACATTGAGGATCTTCACGCTGTTCGCCAGATTCGAAACAAAATCCACGCCCGGGGTGCCCGTGTATGACAGCGCCATTAACTCGCCGGTGACCGCGTTGATCGCTTTCCAGGCTGACGAAGTGGCTGACAAATCGACCGCCCCTGCGGCAGCATTATTGTCTGCAAAAATATGCAGCTCACCGGTGGCACCACACAGGCGGACATCTGGTGTCAGCAGGTTGTAGTTTCCGTTCACATCGCTGATACCGTTGTACGCGTTATTGTGCCGGAATGACACCGGGCCTGAGCCTGTGTAAATCACCGGCGTGCCGGTTGTGATACCGTCTGTGGCGCTCACCCCATCCACCCGGCGGCCGTATTGCGTGCTGTCGGTTGCATCCCGCCCGTAATAGTTATTACCTTTTGGATTGAACCCCAGCGCGTAACACTGCATCTGAACCGCAGACCACTCCGCATTGGTCATGACGTGAAAACCATCCCCACCCGCGCGCGCTGCGGCTACCGCCGCCGCCAGCGCGGGGGTTGACGGCTGGCGATTCGGCAGGGACAGCAACTCCCCGTTGATTAACGACGCCGTGTAGGTACCCACCAGGATCTGGCTGACTTCCGTACCATTGATAATAAACGCCGGGTGCGTCCCGCTCAGGGCCGGGTCAATAACCGACATGTCGAATTTTTCAATAATATTCATAAACGACGGCTGGCCTTTTGCCGTATAAAGCACCGTCTGTAACCCGCCGCTGGCGGCCTCCACCGACTGGCGGAGCGCGTCTTTAATTAAAATCGTCGTCATTTCAGGTTTTCCTTATCGGGTGTAATTAAATTTATTGTCGAGATACGCCAGACGGTCGTTAAACCAGCTGAATATCTGATCGCGACTCGTGACGGTTAGCGACGGTTTCGTCGGCCATTTATTGATTTCCGCTTTATCCAGTTCGTGGGTATATTTCGCGGACAGTCCGGCGGCAATGTCATAGAGGCAATTCACGCTGAAAATATCTTTATCGCGGAGTTCGGCGTAACGGGCCGCCAGCTCGTCCGCATACGTGACCAGTATTTTTTTCCAGAACGTACCGCCGTCGGTTTTCGGTGCTGAATCAGCGGCATAACTAATCTGCGTGCCGTTGTAATGCAACCCGTAAGTGGTATCGAGGTCATACGGCCCGAAATACCACTTTGTCCCGTCCCAGGTATAAAAAATCGCGTTTTTGGCCTTATCACCGGCAAAGAGGTCTGTCGCACCGACGGCGGCCAGCAACAAATAAAAATCAACAATATTGCGGGTATCGAGATGTTCCGGGGCCTGTTGTGTAAAATCAGCCTGCGCCAGATTCGCAAAGGCGTCCCATGTTTGCAGATAGCCCAGCGTTTCTTCCGACACGGTTTTCGGCGCCTTGATTTCTATGGTATCCGAATCGGTTACCTGAGCGTTATCGTACATTGTGGTGATGGACTTCCATCCTCCCATGATAATCATTATCTGCTTGGCTTTATTTTTCGAGATATTATAATTTTCTTTCTTCTTGCCAATAGCCAGCGCCCCGGTGCCGTAGAAATCACCATTGATATACATGACGCAGGGATAGCCGACAGGGTATCCCGTTGCCCGCGTATCCATTTCATCCAGCCCGATTTTTCCGACGTAATAATTATCGATATCTCGTTTCGGCCAGCCGTCGCGGGATGCCATCATTCGTTCCCACAGATGATAACTCATCAGGTTGCGTAAATTGGTGTGGTCAATCCAGTTGGCCTTAAACACCCATTCATCGTGCGGCAGGCAGTCGCCAATTTTTAGCGTAAATAAATCATCGTATTTGTCGTCAATATATAACCCGATATTGAGGTTTTTTTTCGCGTAGGCAGCGGACGAATCCCCCTGCACGGAAATGGATGAATACGGGATATTCAGTATTTCACCATCAATATCAATAGTGGCGGTGGGGTAATATTTGCCCTCCCCCTTTGAGGGCGGGATAACGGATGGCGGCGTGACAAATAGTTTAATAATATTGCCCGGCTTCGGGAACGTGTACTGCTCGCTGTACGTTTCGCGGGCCTCAACAGAAATCGCATCAGGATCGAAACCATCCAGCGGCACCAGTGCTCCGCCCAGCATGGACAGGCTATAAAGATTGTTGAGAAGACGTTGCTGGTCTCCGTCCCCGTCTCCTTCCCCGGGATCAAACCCATCAAGTGCCGCAAGAGCGCCCCCCAGGGTGGAGATTGTCATCAGCGCATCCAGTTGCATGACCGGTACTGTGTCAGGCAGGCCGCTCACCTCATTCACTGCGCACGAAAGTAACTGCTGCGCCAGATAAATGCGCTGTAGCATGGCTTCATTTGCATTCGATTTATCTGCGGTGTCACTGATTGCAGTGGTCTGGCTCTGTTGACCCAGATAAATGCGCTGCAACCAGTCTGTCGCCTGCTGGGTCTGTTCTGCAATATCGTCAACAGCCTTCTGAGAAGGCATTTTTCGCCCGGTAGGCTGCAGCGTCCCGCCAACGTTCATGACTTCGATCGCAAGGGCGCTGTCGTCCGGACTGCGGTAATACGTTGTGCTCCCTTCGGGGATATTAGCAATATCCGCCTGAGCTGCCTCCAGGGTCATATACTGCCGACTGAGAGGGATCAGGTTCTGCCTAGTTTCCTCAACGACCTTGTCCCCTTCCGCCTTAATTCCATCTACGGTGTAGTGCTCACCGCCGAGGCGATCGGTGTATTTCAGTTCGGTGCTGGTAACAACCTTATCCAGCATGGCGCCGGCATAAACTGCATCCCGGATATCAGTGCTTGGCACCTGATTGTCGGTTGGAGTTGGTAACGGTACTTCTGCCATTGTGCATGTCGCCCTATAAAAGGCGCACGAAGCCCTCAGAAATTAACCTGATGGTGTGCGCGAAGGTTGGTAATTACTGCTGTGTGTTACGGATAAATCGAGTCTGAATACTCAGTGAGTGAGAGGGTTTGAGTATCGTCACCGTTGGGTTTAGCGCTATCGACGCGCCAGATTGTGGAGTTCAGTTCCGAGTCGGTAGCAATGAAATAACGGCTGGGGTTTTGCACATTTTCGCGGTCATAAATGTTCAGATCAAAGGTATCGGCTGCAGCCTGAAATGCTTTGGGATTGCCGCTTACCGGATAGGCCCGCCAGCGCCCGCGATAATTCCCGAGACTGTCGGTCATCACCACCCACATATCGCCGAGGGAAAAGTCGATACGCTCCGAGGTTGAGAACACATCCCCGGATCGCGCGGTGATATAGCCTGTTTGCTGCGCGTTGTCGTACATGTCCGGACACTGAACCACCGTACCTCGCACCACCTGCGTCGACTCCAGCACTTTCACCGTCATTGTCAGGCGTGAGTAAAGGATTTTCCTCGCCTCAAGCCAGGCCCGGTCGTTTGCCTGAGTTGCGTTTCGGCAGCCGTCCAGGCTGATCTGCATCGCGTTAACAGTGGCATCCTCAACCTCAGTGATGCCGCTGCTATCGATCTGCAGATAGATGTACGCCTTCTTGTTCGTCAGCGGGTCGACGTAATCCAGCGCCACGCCGTCGTAACCACCGGGCAGCGACATTTGCCAGGCGACCTTGTACTCGTCCCAGAACATGTTAGAACGCGCAAAAACCGCATCGGGATTTGCCACCCTCTCATCACGCCAGAATGTCAGCACATCGCCGATGTTATTGCCGTCAACGCGGGCCACATTGGCGATCGTCGCTATTTTCTCTCCCAGCGACTGCTTCTCATCCGAGAAGGTGTAATCGAAATACCCAAGCACCTCATCCGTCAAAGAGTCGGCAATGGCATAAAGAGCTGCGACGTCAATACTGGCCACGTCCTGCTTACCCACAACCACCCACTCATGCAGGATAGCGTCAGCAAACGAACGACTCGGCCGCAGTGTGTAATCAACCGCGCCGGTGGTCCGGTCGTAGCTGATGGTATGCCGCTGCGCCAGCATGTTGTACTTCTGCTCGCGGTTGCTGTTGCTGTCATTCGACCCCTTAATCGTGATACGGGCAATCGTGTCTTCCGGATAAACGACGTTTTCGCGCACGTTCACCGCGTGGATCGCCATCAGAGTCACGACGTTGGCGTCATTGCTGTTGTCGAGGCGCTCGATAGTGACCGCATAGCGTCCCGCCCCGGCTGCCGGGACGAACTTATGCGTTGTGCGGAAATACCGGGTTGTCACCTGGAAGTCGTTATCGAAGAAATAATCGTGCTGCTCGGATGTCCCCGGGACCTGATTGTTGTCGTCGTCGACCTGCCAGAACTTGATCCGGTATTGCGTTGTGCCGGCCGTCGCGCCGAGCTGAACCAGCACATGCACCCAGACCTGAGTGGACACGATCGGCGACACTGACGGCCCGATAACAAGTGGCGTCTGATCGTTCAGGGTGAAAAGCGTCGCGTTGATAACAGCATTGCCCGGCAGAGACGTAATTTCTCCGGAGAGCTCGCCAATATAGAACGTCGTGTAAGAAAGCGTATCGTCGCCGATAAAGCTCTCCGAGGAGATGATATTCCCGGCGCCGGTGACGTTCCGCGTGACGCTTGTGCCACCGTCGTTCCAGGTGGCGTTGATGGCGAATGACACGGGGTGTGGCACCGCCAGCGCAGCGAAGTAGGCAAAGTTGTCATCGTTCGACAGCACAACAGCCTTGAGCTGATTACTCTCGATCGCCACCGATGTCGGCGCCGTCGTGGTCGCTGTCTGAGCCGGAAAATCCTGGCTTTCGTTCAGTCCGGGGACAGTTTCGTTATCGACGTCATCGAACTGATACCCCACCTCAATCGTGCCGATCACGTCACCCGGGTTATAAATCGCAGAACTGGCTCCCGCCAGGCTGCCGAGGTTCGATTCAGAGTAGCGAATTGATGAGATGGTGTACCGCCCGTAACCGACCTCGAACCACTCCGTAAGCTGCTTGTTATTGTCGACAAACTCGAACAATGCCTCCTGAATCAGATCAGGAAACACGCGGCACTGGCCGTAAATGTTTGGACGCCCCTTGTAGAGTCGCGCGCGGTTCGTCTGGCCGGTCAGGTCGTTATTGGGGGATTCTCCTGTCGCCACTGATACTGACGCGCTGGGCTTATTTGACAGGCCGAACACCTTCAGCGCGCCGGAGAGGATTTTCGTGACCGGACGCAATATCGTGGTGATGAGCTTTCCCACCCCGCCCTCTGGCTGGTCGAACACAGCCACGACGTCGCCGGATCGCAGTGGCCGGCTGATATCGTAATCGTCAGGCAGAGCTCGGCCATTCAGCTTCACGATAACATCGCGGTGCAACTGAAGAGAATCCAGCAAGCTCATCAGTGTGGTGCCGGCATCTACCGTTCCCCGCTGCAGCGGCGCGCCTGGTAGCCTCTGTAACTCATATCGAACCATGCACCATGTACTCCACTTTGCTGTAAACCTTCAGTAATGCCAGCGGGCTATCGCAGCGCACGAAACCAAATTCCCCGCGGGCATGCAGGCACTTAACCGGGCTGATCATCACACCGATATGCGCCGGCACTTCGCCGCGGTAAAAAACGGCGATGCAGCCGGTTTCCGCCACCGGCACACGCCGCCAGTGGGCGTGTTCCTGTTCGTAGCAGGTGATGAAATCCGCGCCCGATTCGTAGCCGGCGATGTGATGCAGCTCCAGGCCGAGCACATGCCGGTAATAGAGAACCACCAGGCCCCAGCAGTCCATCTGCTCAAAACTGCAGGCGCGATTAGCCCAGGGCTTGCCGTTAACAAGCCCGATAAAGTCGCTCTGTGTCATACGGTGATTAGCCCGGGATAGTCTTTCGTGGTGTAAATGATGGAGTTGGCCAGCGTCAGCGGGTTAGTCTTTCCGGCGGTCACGGTGACGTTGCTGGCATCGGCGGAAATGTCGTTCACATACAGCGTCCAGTCTTTCAGGGATGATGCATCACCAATCGCATTCCACTGCTGATACAGGCATTGTATTGGCGTCATGCGCGCCGCCCCGCGCCAGCTTTTCAGTGTCTGCCGGACATGCTCCGTCGCGGCGACAAAGGTGATCGTCATGGATATGACCGCCGTTCCGTCCTGCGCCGGCTCGGTCACGCTGAACCGCGCAGGCTCGAACGAGTTGCCGCCAAACGTCGCCGGGCGAAACAGGTTATTGACCACCCGGTAATAACCAAACGCAGGGTGATAAAACTCCACCGTCTGTTTGATGTCGCTTGCTGGCCGCCGCTCCTTCCACTCTCTCAAAGTCGGCATTAGTCAGCCCTCGGCATCACTTCGGTTATCAGGTAATCCAGCCAGTATCCATAGCCAGGCTGGGCCTCAACAATCCAGTCGTCGTAGTCCTCGGTAATGTCCTCGATACCGTTGCTGATGACCGTTGCGGTCCAGGTGACGACGCTGCCGTTTTTGCTGGTCTGCACCGGCATGTCGACGAAATGCAGCGTCTGCTGCTGCACGCCCTGCGTATCACCCAGGTCGATCGGCATCTGGAACCAGTTACGCCCGCGGTCACAGTACGTCGGCGAGCGCAGCCATGACTTAAACCGCTCGGCTTGAGCAAGCGTGAATATCCACTGTAGCGTCCAGGTTGCTTTCAGGTCCGTGGTAATCGGCGTGATTATCAATGGACCGACCGCCGTCTGCGTCGTCTGCCAGGCTGTATCCTGCGTCATATTCTGATCGGCGCGCTGGGGAAGCGGCAGGAACGGAGGGTATTGAACTGTTGCCACGTTTCCTCCGGGCATAAAAAACCCGCCGAAGCGGGTTGGGTTTAGTAAGCACCTTGCGCTTTGCGGCTTAGTCCAAATGTCTGCTGCATCTGAGAGGATACCGGGCCGCCTCTTTCCATGTCGGTGATCAGCAAGTCCACAACTGCGCTACCGTCCTGCATATACCCGTCGGCACTCTGTACGGTGGCACCGGTAGACTGGTTGATGACGTTTACCTGCACGCTAATCCCTCCTCCTGACTGCATATCCTTATTGCTGATGACCTTGCCGTTATCGCCGGGGATCATGTACTGCTTGCCGGTGCTGGCCTGGTAAATCTCTGGTTTGCCTTTCTCGCCGACTTGGTACAGGCCGCCGGCTGATACCGGTCCGCCGTTGTAGCGAGCGCCGGCTATTGAAAGGGCCTGCGCCATGCCAACTGTTGAAGCTATTCCTGCCTGAGCGGGGATAGCGTTAGCGCCAGCCGTGGCAAGGGAGGTCATTGCAGCAGCCGGAGCCATGGATGCGGCTATTAGTTGCCCTTGCGCAATAGCCATTCCAGAAGCGGCGGTCATTCCAGCCTGCCCCATAATTACAGACTTCAACCACTCAACTCCCATCTGGACAAAGGAGTTGATAACGCTGTTTAGGACAGTTGATCCGAGTGAGCTCATGGCTTCGCTGACAGACATACTGCCAGTGAGTATGCCAGTGAGGGCATTAGAGGCGTTTCCTGCAAATGAATCAAATGCCGCAGCAGCTACCTCATATCCTGCGTTTTGTTGCCTCCATATCTCCCACTGCGCCGCTATGCGCTGTTGTTCGTACTGAGTGTTAGCGGCATTCATCAGTTCAAGACCGCGCTGGGTTATCTGCCCCTTCTGCGTTTCGAACTGCTGGATGAGAGCCAACTCCTGAGCATGCTGATTAGCCAGCTGTTGGACAGGGTCAATCTGCCCCCGAGCTTCCTGCATGGGGCTTACAGTTTGCTGAGCGCGTATCTTAGCCAGATTAACCTGGTGCTGAGCCTCCAGTTGCTCACTGGTCTGATTGTACTGCTGCTGAGTGATTTTTTTGGCGGCCAGTGCAGTTTGCAGATCTTTAACATCCTGCTGGTAAGACGCATTCTCTCTGGCTTCAGGGAGCAGTTTTTCTGCCGCAGCCTGGGCTTTGAGGGCATTAGCCGTATCCCATATTTCTCCACGGTATTTACCGGCAAGAGCAATTTGCTCTTGGGTGGCTCCCTTACCTAGTGATTGCTGAGCCTGTAATACTGCCTGCTCCCGGCTTAACTCCTGCGTTGAGCCAGCAGCGAGTTCTGATTGCTGCTTCAAGTTGGCTAGTTTTTGGGCTACTGACTCCTGCTGGTTAGCAAGTTTCTTAGCCTCAGATTCCGCCGCCTTATCTTCCTTCTTCTGATCCTTTCTTGCCTGAGTGTTTCTCTCTGTTGCAGCATAATTATCCTGAAGCCTTTTGATTGCTAGCTCATCTGTAACGCCTGCATCCTCAGCATCATAGGCCGCCTGCTGCCTGGCTTTTGCTTCCCCCTCCAGCTTTGACAAGGCAAGTCGGCGCTCAGCCTGCTTAATTAGCTTCTCGCCTTCTTTCCCGCCCCAGTTTATTTTCAGACTTTCTGAGTTGAAGGCTTTCAGGGCCTGCGTTGATTGGCCGAGTTTTTCAGCCAGGAATGCCTGGGTTCCACCGAGGAATGACGCTTGCTTTTCTGCTTCAGCGATAGCGATAGCGTTATCTCTGGCAGCCCTCATCTGATCAACAATGCCCTGATTAACTTGAATGTTAATTAGGTGTAATGCGCCTTCAGTTTGCTTAAGAGTGGCTGTCGCTCCATCCAGATCCCTGCGCTTTTTGGCCAACTCGTTTGCGGCATCCCTTGCCTTAATCACGAAACCATTATTTTGATCTTCGGTAACTCCATATTGCCTTGCAAGCGTTGTATATTTCTCGTAATCGGATTGCAGACCTGAAATGGTATCTTTCAGATCGCTAATAGCTTCCTTTTGCGCCTCAATTGAGGTGACCGTATCAGCCCTAACGCCCTGAGCTTGAGCAAGATTCATGTCCTTGAGGCGCTTAATAACGTCAGGTACGGTGTCAGCAAAAGCTATTGCCTCTTTTCTGGCCTCAGCCTGTCGCTGTGAATACAGATACCAGCCAGCGGCAACAATGGCTATCACGCCAATGGGCCCACCCAAAGGAGCAGTAACCGAATTCACTACCTTCATTGTGTTTGCAAAAGTTATACCCGTAGCGGCCACTTTGGCTTGTGATGCCGCTAGTGCATTATTAGCCAATGCAGCTTCAGCGGATGTTGCAACATAAATCCCCCTTAGCCGTATAACGTTCTCAAGTGCAAAGGCTTCAGCGGCAGATCCTTTTGCTACGTTATACTCCGCAGTTGCCAGATTTAGAGCGGAAAGGGCAGCATCTTTATCTGCTACTGCTTTTCTGGCTGTTACTGATGCCGCTGCAGCTTCCTGCTGCGCCGATTGCCTTGTCGCAACTATTCCCTGAATTGTTGCCTTCACTCTTGAGGCTTGAGCGGCTGTTGCCATTGCTAACGCGCCAGCAAACCTACCGCCCATTATTGCAGCAGCGCCAATTAAAGCTGTCCCCAGTGTCTCAAGGTTTTCGCTTATTGTAATAACAGAGTCTCGGAACCCTGCTGCGAATGATTTAACCGTCGAGTTTTCGCCAAAGAACTTCGTTACGTTGTTACCGGCCACCTGCAATCCCTTGGCGATTGAGACGGTGGTGTTGGCAAATTCTTTGCCGATTGCATCCCCTTGTGACAGAAGCCCCTTAACTACAACGTCTGTTGTCAGTTGCCCTTGAGCGGCCATAGCCCTTAACTGACCAATAGAAACACCCATCGAATCAGCCAGAGCGACCATGAGGCGGCTGCCTTGCTCTGACACTGAGTTAAACTCTTCGCCGCGCAGAACGCCGGAAGCTATACCCTGTGATAGCTGAATGATTGCGTTCTCAGCTTCCTGAGCAGTTGCGCCGGATACCGCAAATCCCTGGTTGATAATGGTGGTAAGGCGGGTTAAATCTTCTGCGCTGGTGTTGTATGTTCTGGTTCCGCGCTCAAGCCGGGCGTAAAGAGTCGCCGTGCCGTTCAGGGATGACTGGGTTGCTTGTGAAACATCAAAGATCCGCTGCATAACTTCGGCCTGCGTCTCTCCAGTACGAACCGAGTTAGCGACTTTGTTATTCAGTTCAGTCCAGGCATCGGCGTAACTCGCAACCTGTTGCACAGAAAGCGCGGCCAGCAAGCCTTTAGCAACGCCAGAAAGGCTGGACATTGTTCGTTCCATCGATCCAATAGAGCGCTCAGTGCGGTTAACGCTGGCTTCAAGGCGGCCCATGCTCCCATTAAGACCGTTCAGTGCCGCATCAACTTCTCTTCGCGCTGCCAGTAAACGCGAAGTATCCATGTCGACTTCGTAGATAACGCTGCCAGCATCAAACGTTCCAGCCATTTACTTTTCTCCGGGCAATAAAAAACCCCGCCGGAGCGAGGTTATGTATGTGATTAGTTATTTCACTTGCTGATCACGTATAGCACGGCAGAAATCACTTTTTCCACTTACATGAAGAGGAAATTTCTTTTGCTATTGAATCTGCTCCAGTGAGGTCAAACTCAACTACCTGCATCGTTGAACCATATGGCTCGAACCCAAGGATCATTTTTTTATGAGAGGAAATATCCTTTATGAAGGGTATGGCCTTGGGGCTGAACGCCGCCTCGCCCCCCTCTGCAGCACTCCATCTCCGTTTCTGCGGCTTTCCTCCATCAAGCCTGATGGTTATTAACGGGTCATCAATCCCCATATACTCATCTACGGAAAGATATGCTTCCGTTTTTCCCTCACGGCATCGCAAGATAATGGAAGTAGTTCTTTCAATTCCTTGTCTCATATAGACATCTGGTGACCTATTAATGGCTACAACATCAGTCATATCGGTCATCTTGTTTTCTTCTTTCTTAACCTGCCAAGAGCCTTCCGTTACATATTCAGCGCCGGTTGATACCAGAGGGATAGCAGCTACACACAAAGCCAAGATCGTCTTTTTCATTTTATGATGTGTCCGTTTTGAATGTTCAGAACAATCCTATCAGGTATGAATGGGAACGACAAAACCCGCAGTTAAGCGGGTCTGAATATCAAAATACTATTATTTGAAAACACCAGTTTTCGTTGAAACCGGAGACTCTGACATTGAATAGCGCTGAACTTTGTCTCCATCAAACATGATGACCAGTTCTTTTTTCGTTCCCGATGCAGAAGAACCAAACCAGTTAACAACCGGAATATAACTGACAGCATCCAGGGAAACATCAGCTAACTCGTAAGTCCATATCTCTTTACCGCCATCAGTAAAGGAGGTCTTTGAGGCGGATCCGAAGGTTTTTTTGATATCGGATTTGGTCGTTACGCCCTCAACTATTTTTGACTTGACGCTTGCCTCAGATTCTTTCTTTAGCGACTGATTTCCGCTTGAAGCGCACCCTGCCAAAGCAACGCTAACCATCATAACCATGAGTAACTTCTTCATTCCATGTTTCCTTTTGTTTTAATTGGAAACATATTAACATCATTTAAAAGACTGACAGGGACTACCAGTTTTAGTGGTCATAAGAGCATTAATACATGGCGTCCATGCCGCATCATTTATGCCTCAAATCCAGGGAGGTACATCTGAACCTCGTCTACCACACGGGCGCGGGCGGCCATAAGCAGGCACTTTCTTCCTCCGGCACCCCACTTGCCCATTCGACTTGCGCATTGACTAATCGCTTTGGTTTCAGTGTTGATGATCTGATCGATTTTGTTCAGCCGTGACATAGCGTCAATGCCATGACGGATTAGCATCTGGAATGTCTCGTATACCTTTATCTCGAATAAGGGGTTAAGCCACGCAGCATAACGGATGGCAATTAATTCGAGCCCCCATGACCCCTGAAGCGGTCCACCTTTGATGGTTAACACCGATGCGATTTTCTTCGCATCGCTCAGGGCCTGCACAAACCGCCTTACTTGCTTTGTTTTAAGGAATTCACCGGGTCGCTGTGATTCGGTGGCTTTGCCTTCAGCCACAGCCGCAGCATGTAGATCGTTCAGGTTGTAGCGACCTGCGCCATCTACGCGAACAGAGACGCCGTTTACTGATACGGTAGGATATTTCATATCGGTATTACCTTTTAGTGATGAACCTTGTCACACAGGAATCCGGCCCACAGAAAGGCACCGATAGCCAAACCGGTATCCTCAAGGGTCATCCTGAAAGGTTCTGTGTGTTGATATGCGCGTGTGAAGCGCGGGGAGTTGCGGGCATAAAAAAGCCCCGGACTATGCCTGGGCTGGTTTATTTGTTGGCTTTAGCCTGTCTGCGCTTACGGCGCGCAAAGTAGTCATCAGCTGCATGATCGTATTCTTCCCTGGTATACCCTTTCTGATCCGGGTATTTGGCGATGAGCATTAACTGAAACTCGGTCATCGTCAGGTTTTCAGCTTCCTCTCTGCTGATCCCGAAGTGGTTGCGTGCAGCGATGACGTAATCGGCAGCCCGGAACTCACTGGTTTTTTCATTTGTCTCATGGCGCTGAAGTTTGCGTACTTTGGCCTTTCCGATAATGCCGTGCATTATCAGACTTTGTGCAAGGATGACCATATCCTGCGGATTCATGACGCCCTTATGCCACACAAACGCCCTTCTTTTGGTTTTGCCGGGCTTCATCCAGCCAACCAGATCACCTATGTCATCATTGCAGCAAGCGGTGAGGACCGTGTGGGCGGCCAGTAGAGATTTCTTATCAAGATGTAAAGCAGAAAGGTGTTTAGCCAGCCATTCAGGCACTCTGCCGTATGCTTCGACAACCCTCTGAATGAGAGGTGTTATTTCATCGTTGAAGAGGTCATAGAACGTCTGAACTATTTCTGCTGGCTCGCCGATGCGCGACATAGCCATGAATGATGGCCGGAAAAAATAATCCCGGTCCCCGACGGTTACCAGGCATTCTCCCAGCTCTTTTAGCGGAACCATTTATGCCTCCTGTAAACAAAATCAAGGGCAGAAATCCTGCCCTTTGTTTTGCTTACACCGTGACAGTAACCACGTGGGTAGCCACGAATTCACCATCAACCGTCTTCACAGTAACTGTGGCTGTTCCCGCCGTTGCACCTGACGGCGCTGACACGGTTACCGTATTACCAGTGATGGCGACGGTTGCACGTGCCGGCACGGATGAGCTAGCTGTGAACAGTTTGTTATCAGCATCTTCCGGTGCAATATTCACTGCGAATGTAGTACTGGAGCCAGCAGCAATAGAGCTGGTCGTCGGCGCAACACTTACACCGGTAACCAGAATGTCACCATCAGCTTCGGTGATCTGGAAAGTCTGACCGTCAGCCAGTTTGAACTCAAAGCTGTAGGTCACGATTTCTTTCACACCACCGCCGTCACTGGCTCCTGATGGGACCATATAGCCGATGTGGTAATAATCGCCCCAGTGGAAACGCATCCATACACCTGGCTGGCGGCGGGCACGAACCTCATCGACGATGTATTTCACGAACTGCTGAATGCCAAACTCATCAGTGCGGTCTTTAACGCGAACCTCCCCTTCAATGGAGTAGGTCGGATCCAGACTGGCAATAAGGTTTGAACTGAATCCGCCGTTATCTGCATCAGAGGTCAGAGCCTCCGGGCTAAGGTCCCACGTTGCCGATGTTGGCAACCCCATCAGTTTCCAGTCGCCTTCCGCCGGAAACTGGTCGGCACAGCCGTAAGCCAGTTCCAGCGTCTTAGCGCGACCAATTAGTTGTCCGTTGTCGGAGCAGCCTTGCATTGTTGCTTACCTCGCTTCAGATAATAAAAAAGGCCGCTCCAGGCGACCTTATGTGGTTTTATTCGGTGTTATCCGCCAAAGAGGCAGGCGAACTGCAGGCGCCACACCATACGCCCCTCAGCTGTGATAACAGGCGAAGGAATTCCGCCCATGTTGGATATCTGCCCAAGGCAGGTGTGCGTCATCGGGTTTTGCTGCACGTAATCGATGATGGCCTGAGCGTCGTTCTCTGACTGCGCATAGTCAGCAGATGCCTTTCCCTTGCTTATCACGTCCACCATGACGTAGTAATCAGCGGCCATATCACGATCTACTGACGTGCCACCATTTGGTCGGAACACAATAAAGCGGTCAGATGCCTTGCCGGTATCATTCCAGAACAGGGACTGAACGATGTATCCGGCAGTCAATCCTGACTCAACAAAGACATTTTGAACCCGCCTGTGCATAGGAGGCGTCATAGCTCCATCTCCCTGCGTATAACTGCGTCAACTCTGTCTCTGGCGTTTTCAGCACCTTTCTCAAGGAATTTTGGCTCGCCTGATGTATCCCATATATTTCCACGGGAGCCGGGCGCTTCGCCTTTTCTTACAGGGCGCGGGGTGTTTTTTCCAAGATGAATACCTTTGGCCTCATGCACGTACGCCGCATAATTTGCAGAATAACCAATTCTCCCGGTTAGTCTGGTGCCCTTGATAACAACCTCTCTGAACTGAGAGTTAACCAGAGTGTTGGTATCGATAGGAACCAGCACCGCGGACTCCAGCCCAATCTCAAACAGAGCAGAGTAGAGCGCCCGCATGGTTTTTCGCTTTTCGATATTATCAATCAGCCGGTTGATATTATTGCTGACCTTGGAGACTCCCCGAACTTTAACGCCCATAATCAGACTCCCGTTATAAGTGCGAAATCGTCTGCCAGTCGCTCGAACGTATCTGCGAACTGAACGATCTGCCGTATCTCGTCGGCCTCGTCCGGCGGAGCAGCAGCTGAAGAGGTACCAATCAGGATGTAATCTCCCTCCCGCGCCGTTGCGTACTCGGTCCATATCGTGTTTTTAACAACGAGCTCCCGGCCAAGGTCACCGATTTTTGCAGAGAGACCACCCTGGTAGTCGCAGAGGATAGCGATCGGCGCTTCCCACCCGTACGGCTGACCTCCGCCGTCGGTATCGCTACCGTCAGCATCGCGTATGCGCCGCCAGATTGTCGCTGTTGCCGTGTATGACCAATTAGCTACCGAAGACATCAGTCATCCCTCCATCGCAGCACAGCGGTGCCTGTGGCGCGTATGCGGTCGCAGTTGATGAACCACTCACCGTCGCTTTTCACGTACGCCGTAGTTTGCTGGCCGGTATCGGTGATCACCCACACCCGGGTAAACGTCCGCGGCAGCCGTTGCTGAACTGAAACCCACGCCATTAGCAGCCCCCGACCACCATAAACAGGCCCACACTGTTGCCGGCGCTGATCGGTAGTTCACTGGTGCAGCCGCTGGTATCCAGTTTCGCCAGAGAGTCGCGCAGCCAGGTAATGCCGTCATCTCCATAATCGAACGAGCGCGACGCGCCTGATGGCGCTCCCTGCGATTTTATTCGCCGGGCACCGGAAGACGTCGCCATGAGCGCAGCGGCATACATCAGAATGAGCTTTGCCGTGCATTCGTCGTATCCAGCACCATCGAGGCAAGGGATAATCTTGTTCACCACGCAGAGAATCGGATCGAGCAGAGCGGCCGGGATGGAGTAACCCAATTCACCGAGGAACGCCTGCACGTCTGCCGCTGTGATTGGGTCAGCCATGGTTATTTCGCCTTCTTCGATTTGCTGGCAGATTCTTCCTGCTGCTCTGCCTGCTCTTCAGCATCATTGCCAGGTGTGGCCACTTCCAGCACCTGATCATCATCACTAATGATTTCAACCAGACCAGCGGCTACCCAACGCTTAGCGACATCGCCGCTTACCGAAACCTGAGCACCAACCTCCAGTTTCTGGAGATTGGCACCGGAGAAAAGGTTATCGCTAATCACTTTTACCAGTGCCATTTACCGCCCCTTAGCTGTGTGCGTAGATGACTGATTTTTTGCTGTTGATGTCGGTCTTAACCATCAGCCCAGCTGCGCCCCAGGTACGCCAGATGTAATCGCTGTTGTAGAACGGACGCGGATCGGCAACGGTGCCGAAAGCCTGGCCTACAATCGGAGCAATCACGCCAGCGGTAAGCGGGACAATCAGGATCTGGTTACCGGTCAGCTGAGCGTCTTCTTTAATCGCGGCAATGCCGGACAACTTCAGAAGCTCTTGCAGGATGGTGTCAGACTGATAGTTGTCGCTGAAGTAGCGCTCCAGGTTGGAAATGATGGCGCTCGACACGTACCAGGTCTGCTCGGCGTACTGATTGTTGGTAAGTTTGAGCGTGTCGCGCAGCTTAATTGCTGCGTTACGGATCTGCTCAGCAGTGGCGGATGCGCTGGTGAAGTCGATATTCAGGCCAGATGCGCCGAGGTCAACCATCGCTACACGCTCGTCGTTCTTCAGACCCTTCCAGGTCTTATCGTCGAACTTGATGTAGTTACCTTCCGCGTCGCGATAGCCGTTGTAGATGTAATCCACATACTGGCGGCGCACTTCGTTGGTTGACTCAAACTGAGCGTCAGAGATGATGTCGAACGCATCCGGGTTGTTCAGGCGAGGCTCACGCCAGTGGAACTTGAAGCCGGTATCGTGCACCGGAACCATAGTACCGTCGTACTGGTACTGCACAGCATCCAGCGCAGCGCCGATCTGGCCTGACATGGAGGTGTGAGCCCACATGCGGCCGCCAGACTTGGCGTATTCATACACCGTCTGATTGATGCGCACCGAACGTGACAGCGGCATCAGGTCGTTGAACAGCGTGAACTCAGTGTTCGGCTGGAATTGACGCAGCACGGTCTGGTCAAAGGCCTTGTACAGGTCAGCAGGTGAGCGAACAGCGTTGATGCCGTTGAGATGGTTAACAGCATTAAGGCGGTCGGCGATCTCCTGCATAACGTTGACGCCCTGATGGTTCAGTGCGGCATTACGCTCCATGGTCAGCATACCGAACTGGTATTGGTTCACGGCCAGGTTGCCGGTCTTTTCGCCCAGCGATTTAGAATAAACAAGCATTCAGTGACTCCTTACTTGATCACTACGCGAATGAGATCGCCAGCAGCGGCGGTAATTGAGCGCTCTTCGTCGCAATAGCAGCGATCGTTTTCACCGGTGGCCCACTTCTTAACCTGGCCGTTTACGATTGAAAGAGCGTCGCCTTTTTTGTAAGTACCGGCGGCTGCGCGCACGTTCAGGAACATGCCAGGCAGCGGATGGATGCCAACCAGAAGATCGTCGACAGCAAACGTGTCATCTACCGTTTTGCAGCGCAGATAATCGAAGTCAGCGACATAGATAATTGCTGTCTCGCTACCATCTACCGACACCTTGAAGACGCCAGCATCGAAGAAGCCCAGGGTGCCGGGCTTGACCGCAGTGGCCCGGCCTTCACGGTTGAGCAGCGGATTAGGGAATACGCCACCGGCGTGAATTACGTGTTTTCCGTCTTTAGCCATTTTTTACTCCGGCATTTCGCTGACTGATTGGGTATTGGTAGCCTGGCGGTAAGCGCCATTCAGGCCGGTTGAAGTCTGGCATTGAGCAAACAGCTCTTTCAGAGGCTCGCCGTCCAGAGCGTTTACAGCGATATCGGTCATGCCAAATTTGGCTTTTACCGCTGCGCGCATGTTGCTCTTCTCGGTTTCCGAGTTCGCGTTGATCTTGCTGTTAAGCGCCAAAACCTGATCGGTCAGAGCTTTTGCCCATGCAGGCATCTCTTCATTGTTGGCGGCCTGCTCCGTCTTTTTGGGCGCGCCGGTAGCCTTGTCGATTTCTTCATCGCCCTTTTTCTTGGCGGTGACCTCTTCGGCCTTCATCTGGTTGTATGCGTCCATCAGTTCGGCATCGGTTTTACCCTCTACCTCTTTGCCGTTAGCCTTCAGCGCATTAACGATGAGCTCTTTCATCGGATCTGTTTCCTTCTGGGTTGAATCGCTGTTGGCGCTGAAAAACGCCTTTAGCTGGTTAAAGAATGTTTTGAATGAGGCGTCTTGTGGGTCTGGTACGTCAGCATCAGCTAGGTTGACTACTTCAATTTCGAGCTCGTCGCCCTCAGCGTTGACAAAGATACCGACGCCCTCTGCAGGTGTTCCGGCGCCAGGCTCATCGAGCAGCACCGCCACATGGTCAAACATCATGTTGGTGGCGATCTCGTTGTACTTTTTGCCCTTTGACTCGCCATTAGCGGCAATGCCGGAATACAGCAGTCCTGTGGAGATGTGGATGGGTTCTGAGTTGGTGCCGGAGATCATCTCATCAAGTCGGTTAATCAGGCGCTTGCCCTTCTCGCTTGACTCGGCGTATTGGCGGTTAACGTACATATCACCCGTCACCTTCCCGTCTTTGTGGCTGACGTTCTGCAGCCATGCGCCTACGTGATATTCATTCACCGCCCGGACATCGCGAGCAGACACATGCTTGCCGTCAACCTTCGGGTGGCCCAGCGGCATCGGGTTACGCTCAAGCGTGTTGTAGGCCTTTTCGATTTCTGCTGCCGGGTACAACTTCCGGTTCATCACGATATCGTCCACGACAGGCGTGATGCCGCGAACCACGATATGTGGCTTGCCGTCGATGATTTCAGTGGTGATGTTTGAAGCGGAGTTGACGACGGTCAGCACGTTAACGCGATTGCGTTTCATGCTGGGTCCTTACCGATAGGGATAAAAAACCGCCTGGAGGCGGTTCGTGTTCTACATATTTGAGAGGATCAACTCGTTGCGTCTAATTTTACGCGCTGCGTTTCGATATCACTTTGTGATATTAATAAAAAATATTGGCTCAAAAAGAGGTTGTTAGATGTATAAATATACCGTTAGTTACACATGCAATGAGAAGGCCTTCGATTTCATTTATCAGCACGAATCTGCAGCGTTCCCAGACCCTGAGAATATGTTGCATTTGGCTGCGGCGAATTTGCTTGAATATCACCCCGAAGAAATACCTGTGACTAAACTTAGATTGACCGCTATCGTATTGATTAGATGATCATCATGCGGCTGGCTCGAGCCACTGTTCACGTTCTTTCGCCAGCCGTTCAGCCAGCCCTTTGTTGAATATGCTGCCGTCGTCGTTGAGCAGCACCGGAATCTGGCTGCAATAGCAGTGATATCTGTTGCCATCGACCGCATACCAGTCACGTACCTCTTGCACGGTTCTTACCTTTCCATGCCAGAACGCATGCGTTGTCCTAGTGGTAGGCTTTAGCGCGGAAAGATGGAGAAGCCCGGTGTTTAACCCAAGCCTTTCGGCTGCCCAGTCCGTTTCGTTCCATTGCGCCTGGCGCAGCGCGCCGACCTGCTCAGTCTGAGCGATGGTCTTGGCCTTCGACATCGACACATCGAGGCGCTTGCTGATGACGCTGGCCGTCTCGCGAGGATTCACCCCACGCGCGACCGCATCGGTGATGATGTTGGTCAGATCGCCACGGGCGGTGTCGCTGATGACCTTCCAGTCACTGAACGTTGTCAGTCTGGCGGCTGCCACCTGATTAAGGTGACCAGGGCTGCTTAAAAGCTGCTGTAGCGTCGTCTGGCTGGCGTACACCTGCGACTGCTGCGAGAGGTTGTTGAAGGCCTCCAGCGTGCCGCGCTGCGCCTCTGCGGCGACGTAATCCATCGCCCACAGGTTTTGTTCGCCGCCTTCCAGCAGGTAATCGTCGAGAATAACCTGCACCGCTTCGAGCAGGTCGGCCAGTTCCTGCGCTGACATGTCATAGATGAACTTGCCGGCATTGACCTGGTAGAGCCGCACATCCTCGCCGCGGTCATGACAAAGGAAATGCCAGTTATGGCTGTTAACCTCTCGCTCTCGCCCTGTCAGGCGCTGGTCGAATAGAGCTTTCAGCGCCACCTTTATCGAGTAATACCTTGCCTCAATGTCGCGCTCCATCTTGCTGACGGACTTGCGCGACATTGTGGGGTCAACTTTCGACCGTGGTATCACCGGACTTTTCGGCTTCTGATTCTGGGTCGGCCAGTGGATCAGGCTTTGGCTTGTTGCCATCTGGCGGCACCTCATCATCAAGTTCAGGCAGGGCTTGCAGTTCGCCAGCCGCGCGTATCTCATTTTCTGTGATAGCAGAGCGGCCAAAGGCATTCGTCGACTTCACAGCCACGTCCGCTAGCTTGTCCATGTTGGCAATCTTCTCTGCCTGGCTAGGCGCCAGCAGATCAGACCATCCCACGGTGACTTCTTCGCCGCTGGCGGGAGGGATAACCCCCAGCGTCCAGAAACGAGTAACCACTTCGGTGATGACGTCGGTCAGGAAGCCATTGCGTCGGCTCATCCTCGTGCGCGCCCATCCTTTTGCATCCTCGGTACTTGCGCGCTCACCTGTCTGCATGCCAATAAGCTCTTTAACAGGAATCGGTACCGTTGCGCAGAACTCGCTCAGCGCGGTGCGCCAGGTTGGCTCAGGGTCCGCAACCGCCACTGAAAGCACGCTCGTATCGCCCTCTTGCATGATGACTGCGCTATCTGTGCTGTCATTGAGGCGTCGAACCTGATCATCCATCCCTTCTGAGAGTTGGGCTTCGCTAACACCAAGCGCCCTGGCCAGTTGTGCGAAGCTTGTCTTGGCACTGAAGTTAAAGTTGAGTTGCCGGCTGGCGTTCTTCAGGAACCCTTCCGCCGCACCGCCCGAAACTTTTTCGAGGTCCAGCAACTTGTTGAACCCCTCTTCCAGCAGCGACTCGCCGGAATCAAGCCGCCCGTCATCCGAGCCTTCAGCCAGAATGATAACGCGATCAGGGTGAACGTTGATGATGCGACCTGGCTGGCCGCTGCGCTGCTGCTGCACCGGTATCTCGGTAAACGAGTACATGCTGACAGCGCCATAATTTTCGCTGTTCTGGTCTTCGTTGTAACTGACCGGGTCTAACTGAGCCTCCCAGACGGGAACGAGCCGGACGAGCGCCCTCTCCTGCAGCCTGCCGACCATCGCCTTATCTACAGGCTCTGACCATGGCCTGTTGTCTTTAACCTGGATCAGTAGCGCAGAGTAACGACCCACTAGGTTACGCTTGTCAGCGCCCTTGATCTGCTTCCAGCATCGCTTGAGTAGCTTGTTGACCCGTTTATCCCAATCCGTTTGCTGGGTTGCATCCTTAGTCTGGTCGCCTTCGTAAACTTCCGGGTAATCTTCCCAGCATCCATCGACCATTCTCGTCACTGCGGCGCCGGCTATGGCGTTGCGTCGGTACGCCCGGTAAAAGTCATCGAAGCAAAGTTCCTTGGGATATCCAAACTCCTGATACAGGCGCTGACGCTTGGTGTTACTGGTGCCATTGAACAGAGCGTTGACGTAACGCATCCGTTCGCGGTCGATGCTGGCGTTCGTGGCGAGTTGTTTATTTTCGCTTTCGTTCACGGTGTCCTCCGTCAGCGCGATCGCACCAACATGCCGGTGATTTTTTGTGGTGAATGCAGTACGCGATAACGTGTTCCATCCCAGTCGTGGTCTTCTTGCTGAGTGTCGACGTCATCAGGGTTTTTATCGTCACGAACGAGCACCGGGATGCGGCTTATCCAGCCACGACAGTAGTCAAAAACGTAGAATGCTGGCTTCTCAGGCATGCCTGATTCCAGCTTCACGCCTTCAACCACCGCTTCGAGCATATCCGCAAAAAGAGATGCGCCGTTGATACGGGAGCCTGGCTTTTTATCAGCTGGCAACCAGGTAACACCCTGCGCTTCCATCTTCTGCGCGATCGATAACTCGTTATCGCCAGTGTTGAATATCGCCCCATCAGCCGGGCCGGGAATCACTTCGCTACAGATGCCTGGCATAATGTGCAACTGGCCCTGTGTGACACCGTCGATTTGAATCTCTTCCGGCTCGTCGACGTCTTCGCCAACCAGCCGCTTGTCAATCCACGCTACGCCTTTCGCGACGTTGGTGGATGACATATTCAGGCCTTTGTTGAGCTCGTCAGGCGGGCATCCGTACCATTCACCGATCAGGATAAGGGAACCGGCAGGCGGGCAGAACTGTCGACCATCAGACAGCTCTGCGGCTGTTCCATCGGCCTGAGCCCACCAGAGGTTAGAGAACGGCTTCGACTCACCCCAGTCATGAGAGCGATCGACGGTCCAGCTATCCGGGATGCGGAACGGCTTAATTACGTGCAGCGCTTCATTCCACAGATGGTCAAATCTCCCGCCACTGGTCACATCCCAGGAGCCCTCCACCCACGCTTTGCGGCGGTTTGGGTCTTTGATGGCCATCAGGGTCGCGATGTACTGCGGGTCGAGGTACGGGTTCTCTTTAAACGATCCGTGGATAGCTACGCGGGTAAGCGTGATTTCCTCTTCTCGTTCTGTCTGAGGGTTGAACACCATTTGCCGGTCTCGCTGCACTGTTCCGCGAGGCGCTGGCTCAATGAAGCGTTTCTTCACCCAGGTATGCCCGATGCCAAACGGGTTGGTCGTGCTGAATGTTTCCAGCGGGATCGGCTTAAGTAACTTGCCATTATCCAGCGGGTAGTTTTCCGGCCTGAACGATGAGCGTCGGCAGGAGAACATCATTTCGTAGAATTCAGGGGACTGCTGTTTCGTCAGCTCGTTAAAGCCAATGAACGGGAATTCCTGCCCGTGAAAATCCCAGTAGTCGTCCGCCTCTTTGCCGAAGCGGAAGAGAAGCTCCTCACCTGTTGGCCATACCCATCGCAATTCGCTCGCAGATGACAGATATCGAGCACCATCGTTGAACAGACGAAACATACGCTTCGACTGCGTGATAATGTCGGCAAGGTTCTTGTATTCGGTATCGAAGATGACGCCACGCCAGAACGAGCCATAGCCCACGCCAACATTGCGCCGGAACCGAGCTAGCTGGGCAGCAGTTTTACCGGGTCCGCGAGTACCTTCGAAAAGTATTTCGTTACACGGGCAACTCAGAGCCAGTGACTGTGATCCAGGCAGTGGCTTCCATACAGCTTTGTAATTCATCCACCGAGCACCTCACTCTGTTGTTTCTGCGCCGCCGCTTCCCAGTCATCCACGTTATCGCTGGTTGGTACCAGCATGACGTTATGCGTAACCTCTTTCGTTTCAGCCTTATTCTCAATGCTGTATGCCTCTCGTTCGAGGCCGATAAGCGTTTTCAGGCTGTCGCTCAGGTCTTTCATGGATTTAACGCGGGAAGGAAGACTGATTATTTTGTGGTAGAGATCGTTGAGCTTATCCATATCTTTGTCATCAGGCGATCGCATCATCTCGCCCAGGTCTTCAAGCGCGGCCACATTGCCACACTCTCCGGCCAATTCATCGAATAGCGTGTTGGTCAGTTCGCGAGCCCTCCGGATGTCACCCCGGTGCTCCATGCGTACCGTTGCAATAACCTCGGCTGTCGCCTCTATCAGTACGCGTTCGGTCAAAGTGCTTTCGTTGCGTACCGTCCTGCGTACCTCCCGCTTGCGTACCAAGTCGTCAGCCTTTTGCTGAATTTTCGCATTCAGGTCGCGCGACCAGTCGTCACGCTTGGCACGCTTACGGATAGCGCCTTCGCTAATGCCGTGCTGCGATGCGATTTCACGAAGGGACATCACCCCGGCCCGGTACGCCGTCTCGATGGCCTCCCAGTCGGGTTTGCTCATACTCCATTCCTTATTTTATCTGTTCAGCACCGCCCCTTAGAGCCGCGCCATTACTGCTTTCTTTTCGCCTGGAGGCGTGAATGGCCTTGTCTCCTGTAAGAGACAAATGATGCTCAGAAGTAATTAGGTAGCACTATAGGGAGGTGCATCCAACATGTTGGACACTCAGTAGTGGCGAGTATAGAACGAAAAACAACCGCTCCAGGCCTTTAATGTTACACGAGTAGGAACGGTCACAGGGGGAAATAAGTTACACAAGAGAAGCACTGACAACCATTCACAACCAAGGAGGTATACATGTTAGAAGTACTAAACTCATTGGCACCGTTTGCCCCGGCAATTAATGCCATCGTCATCCTAATCTGCAGCATCATTGCAAAGTACTACGGCGTTCTTCCTCTACCTTTCTAATCCCCGCCTTATCCAGATTGCACTGCCCCAGCGCAGAGTAAAGCTTCGCGTTTAACTCCAGACTAGCCTGCCACGTGAACGGAGCCTCCATTCCGGGGATCGGTGTGTCTGCAGTAAGGTCAGCGCTTATCGGTACCACCGGCGCCGGCACGTAAACCGTCCGCGTATTCCCGCAAGCTGTCAGCAGCGGCAGCAGGAACAAGCTGCTTAGCACACTGATCGCCTTCAAGCGCCTGCCTGATGTAGATAACACGCTGCTCACTTGCCTGGGAAAGTTCGGTCTTTGCATTCTGGGTTACCCGGGAAATGTCATTGATGAGGTTCATTGCGGTGACTACGCTATTGCTAACGGTCTCGGCGGTTTCCGCCCTGACCATTGCTTTATCACGCTGCTCTTTGAAGGTGATGGCGTTGTCACGGTAATGGTTCATGAAGAATGCCAACCCGCCGATTAACGCTATAACCAGTAGCTGCAACCAGTAACGCCTTACCAGTACCCCAATCACGACAGGAACAGAGCGCGCTCCGCCTCACGTCGGCGGGTCAGCCCATTCAGGACTTTGCCGCCAGATTTATTCCAGCGCAGAAACTCATCAGCAGCACCTTTGATGTCGCCAGCATTGAGCTTTTTCAGCAGAGTTGACGTTGAGAGTGCGCGCGTACCGACGTTGTAAGCGAACGATACCAGGGCATCAAACTGCCCCTGGGTTAGCTTCGCCTTCACAATTTTAAGGACGTCGTTTTCGTAGCTCACCAGACCTGTTTTAAGTAGTCGATCAGCTGTGCCTTGATCGATAGTCATTCCCGGCCTTATCGGTTTACCGTCGACAGGTAGGGTCCAGCCATAGCCAATTGTCCACGGCGCACCACCCGTTCCCGGATCAGGGTATGCGGTCAGCCGGCAGCCCTCAAACCCTTTAATCAGTGCAATTCCTTCAGGACTGGTTTGCATCATCAACTCCTGCTTTTCTGGCGGCGAACTTCTTAATCAGGTTGCCGATCGAGTCAGTACCGATGTAGCCAATGAAGACACTGGCGATGTAAGCGAGATTGCTGCTCAGGCCAATGAAGTCGAGAAGGTCGCGGACGAACCAGGCGATCATCGCGCACATGACCGCATCGATCAGCGTCTTCGCCATGGCGCCACCGTTATAGCGGCCCCGCAAATAGGCCATGATGAAAGCCAGTATTGCGCCGATACCCTGCTCCTTAGCTGCCAGCAGAGCGGCGATGAAATCTTGTTTGTAGGGCATTCGCATAAGCCTCACCTCCGTTAATGACGGATGGCGCTGTGTGTGTTTAAAAGGGGTCAGGCCCGTCAGGCTGGATTTAACAACGAAGCGTGTCGATGATGATTCCTGCGGGACCTGATAATAAAAAGGTCAGCGCAATGGCTGACAATGAGGGTACGGCGCTGACCAATCACCTGTTACTAACGAGGTAAAATGATTCAAGTCAACATAATCAATTTTTGATTATAAAGTCGTTTACGTATAGTCATTTTTTGATTATATTGTTTTCACAGGCAGGCATTCCGCCGCCATTACGAGGGACCGAAAATGACTACAATCACTATCAATACTTATGACCCTGAAGCACGTTTCAACATGGACAAGGACGAAGCCAAGTCTTTCTTTGAGTTCGTTGAAAAGAAAGCCACAGACGCAGGGTTTAATGTTCAGTACGACAGTTGCAACTATGTCGATGAAGAAAGTGAGCGCTTTGTTGAAAAATGCTTTGAGGATTATTAACCAACTATGACGATCGATGAATACGTAGATTATTATTTTAATGGCAATAAATCAGCGTTTGCCCGTCACATGGAGGTAAACCCTCAACAGGTTACTAAATGGGTTAATGATGGATGGGTTGTTGACAACCACACGCTCTATAGCCCCCGCCGTAGCGTTCCAGAACTTACTGTTCCTGAAAATGTTAATGGCGGCGGATCAGCGGGTAACTGACGCATATAATCTGGTTCAGGGCTCTTGCGCGGCGGGTGTCGACGTGTCGTGCAGCACGTTTCTACCCAAGAGCCCTGACCGGATCGCACAACCACACTCTCGCAGTGGCCGCGCTCATGCCCTTGAGACCTTGTCGCTCATCGCCGCTCATAACCGGTGCGCGTCTGGCGTTCGCGCTGCTTTACCGTCATACCCTTTTCCTCGATTACCCTGACCAGCGGTATGTCGCAGTTTGGACCTGCGTCTGGCTCCCTCAAGGAGACTCGGGGCCACATCATGACTGTGGCTTGTAAACGCGGTCTATCCGTTTATCTTTCACATTTTCCGCCCCCAGAAACGCAAAAGCCCCGACGTTTCCGCCAGGGCCTTTTTATTCTTCATGCCGCCACTTAAAGTTAAGGCAGCATATCAAAGTAGACTCAAATATGACGCATTTAATCCAGTTTTGCAAGACTTGAGTCAAAATTTGTCGCCTTTTGTTGTGAACGTGATCGCGTAACCTGCAAAAGAGAATCGCTATCAAGGCTCCGCAAGGTGGCTTTCATCTCCTCCCACCGCTCTGTAAACGTTTCTGACCAGTTCTTCGGGGTCACTCCGACCAGGGCGGCAAGCTTTTGGTATTCATACGTCTCCCGCCCTGCCAGCTCGGCTTTGACATCCTGCGCGGCCAGCCAGATAAGCTGACGAAGGCGATCGACTGTCTTTTTTGCAATGCGCACGCCGGCCAGCTTCTCGCTGAATTGCTCCCATGCCCACCGGGTGATCGTCTCCTGGTGCTCCCAGCGGATATTGTCGCTGTAATTCCAGAGCAGCCAGGCTTTCTGGTGGTCTTCCAGCGACAGCAGAGCCCGGCGCCATGATGCCGTTGAATATTCCACGGGCTGAACCAGGGCGATTGCTGAGCCTTTGGCGCGTGACTGTTTCCCCGGCACCGGCGGATTGCTCGGCTTAACCATTCTCCCGGTTGCCGGGTCGACTACCTTCATCCGCTTACTGCTGCGCGCCGTCGCCTCAAACATCGCGTTTTCCGCAAAGGCTACCAACTGCCCTTTCGTCGCGCCACTCAGATCGGTGGTGGCCACTATCAACTGCTGGCGAACAAATTCCAAGTATTGAGCCGTCATGCTGTCTCTCCCAGGGTCTGATAGATGCGAACGAAATTTCTCAGTATGCGGTAGTCAACCAGTACGGTGCCGCGGTGCCGGCAGAGGCGGAGCTTTTGCCAGCGGTCGCGGATGCGTTCGATAACGTCACGGCTCATGCGGCCTCCATTTCGGTAATGGTTAGCTCAAGCCGCCCACCTTTGACGACAGGCATTCTCTTCACGCTGTAGTAATCAACCTGCTGGTCATCGAGCCAGAAACCCGATTTCGTCAGGGCATCGAATGCTGCCTTTTGCAGGTTGTCCAGGTCACGGCTCCGGCGATCCGGCATGTGGCACTCAATACGGATTTTCAGTGGAGTGACCAGGCCGATATCAAGCATCGAGTCTTTGATGATTCTGGCGACTCTGTCTCGGTATGCCTGCCCTTCCGCGCTAATGTGAGTACGCCCCCGGTTGTGTCGGTAGTAGCGGTTGTTGCTGGGAGGCCAGGGTAATGAAATGCGATATTGGTTCATGCTTTTATCAACCCCTCTTTCATCCAGATAACCTGCGTTCGGGCCATTCCCTCCAGAGCGCACTCTTTCGCATACTCCGCATCTACCAGGCGCGTGCGGCGGTCTATTTCATCGTGACAGGATGAACAGGCGATAGCGGCGATCAGATCAGGCGGCTTAATCCCCGTCCCGCACAATCCAGCAATGCGGATATGGGCCAATACCGTGGTTTCAGGGTTGCCGTTGCAGACGCCCGGGATGCGAACCTGACATTCGCGACCGCGAGCTGCTTTGCGTAAATCAGCCATGGCTTTTCCTCCGGGCAGCGCGGCGCAGCCAGCGGACATCTGCCAGGTGAGCCGTATAGTGAAAGGTGGGGATATCTGATGGCTTAACTTCGACTTTGTGCTTGCGGCGCGCCGGCACGCGGAAGATGCCGCGATCCATGACCTTAGCGAGCAGACTGTGCATGCGAAGCCCTCCATTCCTGAGCCCATGCAATCCGACTGCTGGACTTCTCGCTGAACTTCACACTGTGCTCAGTCCCGAACCAGTAAATCGCCTCGATTACCTCGACCATGTACCGCTTGCTGGATTGAGAGGTGCGAACGCCGAAGTAGACGCGGCCGCCGTTGATGCCCGGGGCGGATTTCTGCTCACGCTCCGGGTTTTGCATCTGGCTGACCAGTACGGTGATGAGGTCTTTCCACTCCGCAGGCTCCAGCTTTTCGCCGTGCCAAATCACCTGATCGCTCAGGTCTTTCAAAAGTGGCCACATGAGACGATTCTGTTTGTCGGTGCGGCTTTCTTCGCGCGCCTCGATAATCAGCGGCGATCGGTGGTCGACGGGCAGAGACTGGATGAAGTTGACGACGTTACGCTTAACGTTGTCGTTGATAAGGCAGAATTGTTGCTTCACGCTTCACCTCCGCAGAGGTTAAACGCCGAATGCAGAAAATCGCCGGTGGCTTTCGCCATCGGTGACAGGGATTGCTGTACGGTTTTGTGCGCCATGTGTCCCCACTTGGCGCCGGGGTAAAGTTGTCAGTTGTCCAGACTGACTAGGTAATTATCGCCCGTCATGGGGATAAAAGCAAAATGAGCATATACGAGAAAATCGCTATTTCTTGGCGTTCTGCTCTGCCATTTCCAGATAGCGCGGATCGGATGCTCGGGGTAACTGGATGCTCTGCTCACGGTAGTAGCGGACGCGCTCCATGAAGTAGTCTCTCAGGTGCTCTGGCTGCTCTCTGGCTACCACTTCGGCGACAACCGGCATGTTCAGGCGCTCTTTGTAGGCGACGCCGGACGCTGCCAGGTCGACGTTGACCTTGTCCTGCTCATCTTTCGATTTGGCTGCAATGTTCCACTTCGACATAAAACTTCTCCTGCCTAATCCCTCATGCTATATGATACATAACTTTTTTTGTTCAAAGGGTGTATTTGATTATGTGGATTACTGTCTTCACAACTGTTTTTACTGGTGTAATCGTGTACGTTCTTGGGCAAATCATAGTTAAATGTGCGCTTGACCCATACATTTCGTTCAAGGAGCACTTAGGGAAAATATCATCACTATTGCTTCGCGAACAAAGCAAAATTATGAACTTCAAGGCCAATGCAGAGCTAATTAATGAGCTAAAGTTATCAGCCGGGCTATTGATAGCTAAATCAAAAGCAATCCCGTGCTATAAACACTTTTCAAAAATTGGCCTACTCCCTGTATACAATGACGTGATCGATGCGTCGCATCACCTCAACTTAATTGCTTCTAGGTTAGAGGAGTGTGGATCCACCTATCCAAATTCAAAATCATCTTTATCCCAAGGTGATTCTGTCTATACCTCTGTAAAAGTAATAGGTGAGAAGTTAGATATAGTAGTTAGATATTAACTCTCACCCTTAGCTTTACCTCATCTTCTGCGCGGCTTTGCGTTCTGCGGGGGATTTAGGCATCAACTTACCTCCCGCTCAACGTCAGGAAGCACTGCTTTAACGGCTTCGCGGACCTCTTTCATTGAACGATCAAACCAGTTTACCGAGGTTGTATAACCGTCGAACTTCGCGCCTTTGGCATTAATTTTTGCTACCGTAATATCTCTGGCCGCATTAATCATCGCTACGGCTACAGCTTCAGGGATTTGGTTACTCACCTTTCACCTCCTGCGGGGCGGCTGCCAATGTGGAGTCGATGATATGCTGGCGCATCCAGTTAGCCCCACGCGCAAACACGTCTACTGGGTCTCCATAGTAATATCCTATTTCATATGCCTGCCCTGATGTCATCTCATCAGGAATTACCAGAGAGTTGCCGCCTTGCGCCGGATTGACGCTGTTTTGCGCCGGGCAGCAATCGGATTGCGCCGGATGGTTGCCAGCCTGTAGCATGGCGGCGCGGCAGGATTCATACTTCGCCATCACGACCAAAACGCCATGATTCCATGCATGCTCATCAATTGAGTCGCACGTTTTACATTCTTCAATTGCCGCTTCGAATATCGACACATCATCCGGCACTACCGGCGCTGGCTGCTCCATTCCCACCAAAACAGCTTCAACTCTGTCAAATACCGCCTGCATGTCAGAGACATTAGTCATGCCGGTTGGTGTGAAGATGTGGCGCATGGTGGCATCACCGATGTTGTATTTTTCTGGCACCGGCTGCGCGTGGCGATAGAGCGCAACGTCTGAAGCCTCAGAATTCTGCTTGCCCCACAGATACGCCGTCTCCCTCCCTCCGTCGATATAGCCCAGGTTGCGCTCGTCGGTGTACGCCACCGGCTCGCTGTCCATTGCGGCCAGCGCTATACGAGCCAGCTCCTCGGCCTCCTCAGCTGGCAGCATTACGTTGCTTCCGGCGCCGTAGGTTTCACGCCATGATTTAATTTTTTCCAGGCGTTCTCTGGTTAATTTGCTGGTCATTTAAAAATCTCCGTCGCCAACACTAAGATATCCACTGGCAGAAATAGCAATTAACTGATTACCCTCAGTGCTATCGCAGTCAGTTGCGCTACCCAGCAACAAATTAAAACCACCGGAAGCGGTGTAAAAATTCGCGTCAGGGAACTCTTTCTGAACGTCCTTCAGTAACTCGGCTAACCCTTTTGTCAGGCGCTTAAATTTGCGCGCTGCGCCTGGGCATTTTTCATCGAGCAAGCAACTGGCCTCGTAATAGTCCCCGGCATCAATGTGTTCCAGTAATTCTTTAGTATCCATCACTCAGCCTCCACCTTGATGCCAGCGGCGGCCAGAGCCTTCTCCATATCCTCAGCATCGTAGTAAGGGAACGGGCAAAGAAGGAATAACTTTTCGTGCCCCAGGTTCCGATGCGGCAGCTTCACGGTGCGGGACTCCAGCTCGGCGATACGCTTCTCTGCGATTTCCTGTTCATGCTGCAGCGCCAGCAGCATTCGGGCTATCGTACGGATTTCTGCATTGATGTTACACATGCGCGGGTCGTTGGCGTACTGCTCAATGCGCTCCCTGCTCAGCTTCTCTTTCATTCTGCCTCCCGATTCAGTTCAGCAGAAAGAAACCCGGTCAACATAGACCCTGAGTGCCCCACGATTAACATCCATACTGGAACATCAATGCGTGTGCATACCATAGCTACCGGTACGACGAACAAAGTTATAAGGGCGATAAGCCCATAAATTTTCCAGCTAGAATCCATAATCACTTCCCCACCTGCAGTTTGATACCCGCAGCCGCGCAAAACTCTACGGCTTCTTTCTGCGCTTTCTGATAGCCAAAAACCACATCCTGGTTGAACATTTCAGGATTGATCGATGGCAGACTAACGATCACAATTTTCGATTCCAGCATAGAGATTCGCTGACGATAATCTGCAACCATGCGTGACACCTGTTCCAGCGGTGTGACATCGCCGCCGTCTGGAGGGTCCATGTACTCAGCGCCGGGAGGCAGGAGCTTGCAAAGCTCTTCGTCTACCTGCTGCGCCTTCTCCAGCGCCTCTTCTTGATCGGTGATGATTTTTGATTTCTCGTCTGACAAGGCCAGCCACCTAATCTCCCGATCTCGACATTTCTCCAGTTTATCTACCAACGATAACGCGATTTTTCGCAGATGGTCTTTACTGCCAATTGCCTGATTTGAAAGCTCAGCGCGCAGTTGAGCCAGCTCTTGCTGCGCCAGTTCGGTGATATCAGTCATGCTGCACGCTCCGCCTTCTGCTTGTTGTATACGGCCCAGCTAAGGGCATCGAGTTTGCGCTGGCCGGCTTTGTCGAAGAGGTGAATGCCGTTTTTGCAGGCATGCTCTGCCTTCACTTGCTCTTCAAGTTCCGCCAGTTGCTCATAGGTGAGCGTTGCAAGTTTCAGGCGGTTCCAGCCGAAGTTAGGGATTCGGTTGCTCATTTGTCGGCCCCCTCGCGCAGTTGCTTCACGTGTGAATTAGCGAGTGAAAGGTAAGCCAAAGCTGACACTGCTCCGCTTTCATCAAAAATCTTATGCACGGTGTTGGATACGAACTCCTCCACCCCATCAGCCTTAATCCCGGCTACGAAGCGATCGGTGGCTGGGGTTTCGTTCAGCACCCCAACGATTAGCTTCTCCCATTTGTTGAAATACACCCCGCCTGGGCGTCCAGCCATTAACTGACGAAGCAGGTCACGCATATTCCAGTTCTCGGCGATTAAAGGCCTCAGCCCCACATTCTCCGCAGCCAGCTGCTGGTACGCTTTCGCCAGCTTCAGGAACTTCTGCTCTCTGATCGACAGCTCGCCTGCGCTCTCCAGGGAGGCGATGAGCTCGTTTACTGCCTGTAATGTGATAGTCATTTTCTTACTCCCGCCAGGTACTGGTTAAACAGGTTGGTCATTGGGTTTACGCCTCCGGGACGCTGGCGATACTGAACAGACGGATCGCTTTCGGTTACGGCTGTCGTGTCGACCAGGGTGTAGCGGTAGCTCCTGCACTCACCCGCACGCTGTACCTGGCCGTCACGGTGCATCTGCCACAGGGAGGAATTGACCACTGAAGAGTCAAGACCGGTACCGCGGCGGATATCCTGAAAGCTGCAGCCAGGATGCTGGCCGACGTAATTGATTACAGCTTGTTTGCCAGAGTTCTTTTTCATGACCGGTTCTCCCGATAGCTGTCCCAGGTAAACGAAATCGTGCAGCCTCCGCCGTCGTTCATGCGGTCGATGACCCGCTCGCCGATAAACTGCGTCAGCTCATCCTTCGGCAGGTTGCTGATCAGGATCGTCGGCTTCAGGCGCTCGTAGCGGGTGTTGATGATTTCAAACATGATCATCTCCTCGGCTTTGCTGCCGAACTGAATGCCTACCTCGTCGATAATCAGCAGGTCCGGCTTGGTGAAGAAGCGGATCACGTCTTCCTCGGAGCGGGTCGCCGTCTTTGACCAGGTGGATTTAAACTCCCGGGCGATTTTCAGCGCGGTGGTGAACACGACCGGGCTCTGGTGATCTGCGATAACGCTTTTCGCAATTGCATAGGCCAGGTGGTTTTTCCCTGTGCCGGGTTTGCCGCACATAACCAGTCCGCCGCCGTTCTTACGTCGATCTGGCCAGCGGCTGGCATACGCTCGGCAGACTTTCAGTGCAAACTCCGCGTCTTCGCTCACCGGCAGGTAGTTATCCAGCGTGCAGGCTTCGAACCGGGCCGGGATCTTGAGCTCAAGCATCAGTCGTTCAACATTCGCAGTGCGAGTTCTGTCATCCGTTTTGGCCTTCTCGTTTCGCAGGAAAACGAGCTCATCTTTCAGGCATCCCGGACAGCTTGTCGGTGCCCCTGGCAGGCGTACCAGGCCGGTAGATACGCGCTGGCGTTGCTCATAGTCGCCGTGCTTTTCGCAGACCACTAACTGCTTAATGACTTCGGTGTTTGGGATGTCTAGCGCTGGCTGTGAAAGCTCCTGCAGCTGTTTTTCGACCAGGGTGATTCGTTCGTCCAGGTTCATTGTTGATCCCTCATCCAGTCCGGAATTTCGGTTTTTCCGTAGTCTTTGTCAGCGAACCGCTCAGTGACGCGGGACTCCTGCCGGCGCTGCGGCCTGGCGCCTTTCGGCTCAAAGAGTCCCTGCCAGCCATTCGCGATGCTCTGGTTAATAATTTCTTCAGGGGAGTAACCGTTCAGCCGGCAGCGGTCCAGCAGGTTGATAGCCTGGGTGACCGTCTGCTGAGACTTGATCGGCTTTTTCAGGTCACGACGGTATGCCACCCATGACGACCAGATTTCTGTAGAAAGCCAGTCAGGCAACTGAACAGCTGACGCATCGAACGAAACCGCCCGGGGGGATTTAGGGGGGTTATTAATATTGTCTTTATTGTCTTTTGTATGTTTGTCTTTTGTGTTTACCTGATTCGGGTAATAGGCGTTACCTGATTCGGGTAAACTTTTCTTACCTGATTCGGGTAATGTTACCTTTTTCAGGTAAGGTCTTTTTTCTGTACCTTTTACGGGTAAAGATGACCATTCGCTGACCGCTTTATTAATCCCGATTACGCGACCGGTTTGGGTTAATATCCCCCGCTTAACCAGGGCGCTTTTTGCAGCTGAACACTTGTGCGGAAGAATGCCGGTCAGCATCGAGATCTGCTCGTTACTAACCCAGTCAGCCTTCTTGTTGAAGCCGTATGTTTTGCGCATGACAGCCATGAACACCAAAAGCTGATGCTGCGACAAACCCGCATGCATGACAGCTTCAAGGAGCTCATTGGCGATGCGCGTAAACCCATCGTCGAGATCTGCCACGCGCAGCTCCTGTAGTGCCACGACAGGCACAGGGAAATTGATTACCTCGGCAGTATTTGCCATAATTACTCCTGTGAATTGATCCAGTTAATTCGCGTAGAAAGCCGTTAGTGTTGCTGCACTGCGGCTTTCGCCTTTTCTGCCCTTCATTAGTCCCATCCCAACGGTCCTGGTCGGCACCGCTCTGCACGTAATCCGATATCTGCCAGCGTTTCTACTGACTGCAGGTAGTGGCGGGAAACTACCACCGCCTCCGGCGGAACAACCTGCAGACCAAGCGCTGATATTTCCTTCGCCATTTCGGCGTAATACCCCTCGCTCTTGCGGCGACTGATTGTCGACTCGCTAACCCCTCGCATTTCCGCAAAAACCTTTTGGCCAATGGATAAAAGCCGGTTTAACAAAATGCCTTCAATCTCAATTGGGTTGAGGATTGGCGGCTCTAACTTTCGGGCTATTGCATTCTCCATCTGTGATACTTCCTCTGGTATTGATTGAAAGGCCGCTAGTTAGGCGGCCGGAACGCCCTTCGGTGAAGGGAATAGCTTTGGAAGGTCTGGTCTGATTTGATGCGCCTGAACCTCCCCATTAGTTGCATTTACGATGCTGTTAACATGTTCAGGCGAAACCTTGGCCTTGTTGTGGAGCCACTTGTAAACCGCCTGCTGAGAAACATCGCAGGCTTCACCAAGCTTTTTCTGAGAGCCGACAATATTAATTGCGGTTTTAATGGTTGGGTTCATGACAACCTCCGTAGTAAATACAAACAAAGAATAAAACCTTAGTTGTATTTAGTCAACAACCATTTTCGTTTGCCGCTATAAAACCATGGTTGTAAATTGAGAAGATGAAAACGACACTTGCAGAACGATTAAGAGAAGCCAGAAAGGCTGCCGACATGACCCAGAAGACTCTGGGAGATGCTGTTGGGGTTAGTCAGGCTGCGATCCAGAAGATTGAAACTGGAAGAGCTGCTCAGACCACAAAATTGCTCGATATAGCCAAGGCTTTAAGGGTGAGACCTGAGTGGCTTTCTTCGGGAACTGGCGCCATGAGAGCTGATGGTGACGATGATAAGAAGCCATCACACATAAATCATGATGTGTTCAGGGTCGACATTTTGGATCTGGCCGTCAGTGCTGGCCCGGGAATTGTGAATCAGGAGTTCGTGGAGATTCTCCACTCCGTTGAATATGCGCCAGCGGAAGCGCGCCACATGTTCGATGGGCGCAAGGCTGAAAACATCCGGATCATCAACGTCCGGGGCGACAGCATGTCTGGCACGATTGAGCCTGGTGATCTGCTGTTCGTCGACATCAGCGTTAAGAGCTTTGACGGCGACGGGATATACGCGTTCCTGTACGACGACACCGCTCACGTCAAGCGCCTGCAGAAGATGAAGGACAAGCTGCTGGTTATCTCAGACAACAAGAGCTATGCAGCCTGGGACCCGATCGAGAAAGACGAGATGAATCGGGTATTGGTGTTCGGAAAGGTGATCGGCAGCATGCCGCAGACGTACAGGAAGCATGGGTAAAGCCTTAGCACGCAGAGGAAGCATGTCTGATCTGATTATCCCAATACTCATTACTTTACTGATTATCGGACTGGTTGGGATAGTGCTCAGGCTGGATAAGATTTTCTTCAAGCGGAAGGATGAGCGGGATGACTTTGAGTGAATAAAAGAAATCCTCTATTCAGACGTTTGGAAGAGAAGAGGTCGTAGAAATGCGGCATAAATTATCATATTAGCTGTGATCTTTTAGCATAATAATAAGGACATAGGATGGACAAGCCTTGCTTCCCTCCCCTGCTCCCTCCCGGATTCCATGACTTTGATGATGATAAAATCAAGTCATTATGCGTGGAAGCATTTCCGAATTCCGTTAGAAGGAGTATGCTATACTGTAATTACATACAGTTAATTGAGCATTTTAGAGCAATAAACCAGCAGTGCCGCTGTTTTACAGAGGTGTGGCTCGATGGTTCTTTTACTACTCAAAAACCCGAGCCCGATGATGTAGACATTCTAGTGGTTATTGATTTTTTAGCTTTAAACAATTTGCCCGACGTGCTGAAACCAACGGTTAGCACTTTGTTAAATAGAGATTATGTTAAGTTAAATTTTAACATCGATGTCTTGTTATTGGCTGAAAATCATCCAGATCTCGATTACGATGAGAGACGGAGTTACTGGCGCGGATGGTTTGGCTTTGATAGGAAGGAGAATCCAAAAGGGCTTGCGAGGGTCATGTTATGAACGATGATAAAACTTTCAACTCTTTGAAAGAGAAAATCGCCTTTGTTCAGCGTGACGTGGATTCTCTTGCCCAGCACAAGGGAAGATCCTTTGCTGATGATATCCTGTATAGATCTTTGGACTCTCATTTAAGCGATCTCCGGGCTGAACAACTAGCCATCGAAAACAAGCATCCCTTGCAGGATTTTATGGAACTGCGTCTAAAAGGTGTTTTGGTTGATCTTGGCTCAATACCATTAGAAATCTTGTCAATTATTTCAGGAAATTTAGCGGCGTTGGTACAGAAAGCAGTACATCGCATTGGCTCTGGGAAGGACTCGCGACGCGTCCCAAATGATGTTAAAAATTCGCTAAATTTGAGGCTTGCAGACCTAGGTCCAGGCTCGACAAAGCTCGGAGTTACTTTTTCCACTGGCGCATGTGAACTTGTTGAAACAGTGTCTAGCCAAGCTGTGAAGGAAATTTTCTCATTGCTTGAAGCAGCAGATGAAGAAACCTTTATGGCTAAAATTTCTGAAATTGGTTCGAATTCAACGATTAACCTTAAGAATATTATTGATGAATGCGAAAGGAATAGCTTGAATTTTGATCTTACCTGGATTGGCCCACTCAGTGATGGGACTAAACATGTCTCGATAAATTCTGATGGCATTCATCGCCTTACCAATAGATTAGCCATGACTAAAATTTCTAAGCTACCCGATGAAATTATTTCTGGTGAACTGGCAGTCTTGTCTATGTATGGAAAGCTTGAAATCGCAAGTGACAATGGAAAGATTAAAGCATCATATCCAATTGATATGCTTCAGGATATTCAAAGTAGATATAAAGTTGGTGAGCGCATAACATTAACTGCTAGTGTTTCTGAAGTTTATAATGAGCGAATAAATACTTCCCGTCGTAACTATATGATCAAGAAAATAATTTAACCAACCCGACCCGGCTCCGCGCCGGGTTTTTACTGCCCTACTCTTCCCTCAGCATCAGCACATCCAGTGCCAGCTCCACAGCCAGATCGACCTGGTCTTCCTGCCACAGCACCTGAATCATCTCTATCAGCGCCTCTCTTGAGGGCTCGCGCTTCTCAACCAGCAGTTGCATAACCGCTATCCCGATAACCTGCGCTATCTGTGGGTGCATCTCTGCGAAAAACTCATCCTCATTCGACATGGCGCTACCCTCTTTGGCGTTTTTTTGAGCTTACCAGCACGCTTTACAAAAATAAATAACCAATAAAAACAACCAAATAAAACCATTATAGCCATTTAAACAACTATTGTTGTTGACTATAAAACAACTATGGTTTTAAATTAACTCATCCAAACAACACCGGCAACGCCGGGGTGAAGTCAAAACGTCCCGTTATCCGCGATAAGGCAAAGGTGAAGAGATGATCCGAGAACATGAGGTTCCTGCGTGGAACAGATTCAAGGTGAAGGTGGCTCTGTTGTTGGCTTTGGTCGCATTCGTAAGCGTTCAGTGCTGGGGTGCGGTATGAGCAGAAACGGCATTCGTTCACTGATTTACTGCCTGCTGATCTGCGGCGTTATCTGGTCGGCTGTGGCTATCAAAATTCTGCACGCTGCGGGGGTGTTCAATGGTTAGTCATCATTACGGGACACAGACCGTTAACCGCGGCGCCGTTCTTCCTGGGATGCTCGTTAAGCATCGGGAAAGCACCTGGACAGCATCAGCAAATAAACGCGGCCGCCTGTACCTGCATCGCGGGATTGAGCGGACTTACACAACCGACTTGCTGGTTGAAGTTTATCTGAACGGGTTGGGACAAGGTCTCAGCCGGTAATCGAAACGAAGAATTTAACTGAGCTATCAGGCAGCCAATACGGTGCCGGGATTCTTACAACCAAATTTCAGGAGCGAGCTATGAACGCATACCGCGCATACGACGTGATCGAAGAGCGTAAGTGGGCCGAGCAAACGCTCACCGAAGAGAAGCAAAAGTGGGTTGACGATCGGGCGCAGGAAATTATCGACGCCCTGCCGAAAGAGCCGTCAGGCCTGTTCCGCTTCTCTGTGCCGATGGACAAAAGCCCATACGAAGGCCTCCGCAGCGATGCAGCTGGCGAGGCATATAACGATCTCATTTCGGCAGTAGCTTATGCCCAGGCGGAATACGACTGGGATCACCGCACCGGCTGCCCGTTTTAACTTTGGGGAATAGCAATGGCTAACGAACTTGTGATTACAGCCAGCTCTCTTGCTGAGCGAGGCATCGACTGCGCTACCTGGAGCGCTCTCAAAAACAGTATTTACCCTGGCGCCAAGGATGAGTCGGTAATGATGGCGCTGGACTACTGCCGGGCCAGAAACCTCGATCCGCTTCTGAAGCCAGTTCATCTGGTGCCAATGAGTGTTAAGGACTCGAAGTCGGGTAAAAGTGAGTGGCGCGATGTGGTTATGCCGGGCATCGGGCTTTACCGCATTCAGGCGGACCGCTCCGGTGATTACGCTGGCGCAAAGGAACCAGAGTTTGGCCCGGACGTCACTCTGACGCTTACCGGTATTGAAGTGACCGTACCTCAATGGTGCAAGTACACGGTCAGCAAGCGCATGCCAAGCGGGGAGATCGTCGAATTCAGCGCAAAAGAATACTGGGTTGAAAACTACGCCACCGCTGGCCGCGACACTACCGCGCCAAATGCTATGTGGAAAAAGCGCCCTTATGGCCAGCTGGCGAAGTGTGCCGAGGCTCAGGCTCTGCGTAAGGCATGGCCTGAAATTGGCCAGCAGCCCACTGCCGAAGAGATGGAAGGTAAAACGCTGGAAGTGGATGCGCGTGACGTAACGCCGCGCAGCACGACAGATGCGCTCCCCCTGGTGGCCAGTGAGGAAACGCTGCAGGCAATTACCGACCTCCTGACGTCCCTGAATAAGGACTGGGAGCAGGACTTCCTGCCTCTGTGCAGCAACATCTTCAAGCGTGACATTTTCCAGGCATCACAGCTCACCGAAGAAGAAGCGCAGAAAGGCTTTAGCTTCCTCCAGAAAAAAGCGCAGGTAGCAGCATGACACCAGAAATTATCCTCGATCGAACTGGCATTGACGTTACCCGCGTTGAACAGGGAGATGAATCCTGGCACCGATTACGTCTCGGAGTGATCACTGCCTCGGACGTTCACAACGTCATTTCTAAGCCCAAGTCAGGCAAGAAATGGACTGATATGAAAATGTCCTACTTCCTTACGCTCCTTGCCGAAGTGTGCACCGGCGTGGCGCCGGAAGTTAACGCCAAGGCGCTGGCCTGGGGAAAACAGTATGAGGCCGATGCTCGCACCCTGTTTGAGTTCACCACCGACGTGAAGGTAACAGAGTCGCCGATCCTCTTCCGCGACGAAGGTATGCGTACCGCCTGCTCACCTGATGGCCTGTGCAGTGATGGTCGCGGCCTTGAGCTGAAGTGCCCTTTCACATCTCGCGACTTCATGAAATTCCGGCTTGGCGGATTCGAGGCTATCAAATCCGCCTACATGGCCCAGGTGCAATTCAGTATGTGGGTAACCGGTAAGGATGCCTGGTATTTCGCAAATTATGACCCTCGCATGAAGCGAGAAGGCATTCATCACGTGGTTGTTGAGCGAGACGACAAATACATGTCCGACTTCAACGAAATGGTGCCGGAGTTCATCAGCAAGATGGATGAATCGCTGTCGGAGATCGGTTTCACCTTCGGGGATCAGTGGAAATGAAACATTACCGCGACGCCATAACCGTAGGAAAAGTGAAGTGCATGTACTCCGTCCTTCATCGTGGCTGGCTAATGCCATCTGGTGAAGTGGTAAGAAACCCGTTAAAGGTTCAGCGGCTGGCTGAAGAGCTGGACACGAAAAGAGGTGCGCAATGATTTACGGATCAATATGCAGTGGCATTGAAGCCGCGACCGTCGCCTGGGAGCCGCTCGGATGGAAAGCAGCATGGTTCTCAGAAATCGAGGCGTTCCCGTCTGCTGTACTGGCGGAACGCTGGCCAGAGGTCGTGAACCTTGGCGACATGACAAAAATAGCCGCGGCGGTGCGCGCCGGTGAAGTTCAGGCACCTGACGTAATGGTCGGCGGCACACCTTGCCAGGCATTCAGCATTGCAGGTCTGCGTAATGGCCTTTCCGATGCCCGCGGGCAGTTAACCCTTTCATATGTGGAATTAGCGAATGCAATCGACGATAAGCGCATCGAGCGCGGAGAAGAAGAAGCAATCTTCGTCTGGGAAAACGTCCCCGGCGTCCTCACAAGCCACGACAACGCTTTTGGTTGCTTTCTGGCAGGGCTTGCCGGAGAAAGCTGTGAACTTGAGCCATCAGGGGGGAAATGGACGCACTCTGGTTGTGTGTATGGACCCCAAAGGGCAATCGCTTGGATCGTCAAAGACGCCCAATATTTCGGAGTGGCCCAACGACGCAAGCGTGTGTTCGTTGTCGCAAGTGCTCGAAAAGGATTCGATCCCGGCCAAGTACTTTTTGAGTCCGAAGGCGTGCGCCGGGATACTCCGCCGAGCAGAGAACCGCAAACGGCAGTTGCCGCCCTTACTGCGAGAGGCGTTGGAACGTGTGGCGCAGATGACAATCAGGCCCAAGCAGGGCACCTCCTCGCTTTCGGTGGTGGAAACACAGGGGGAAACATCGATGTTGCCGCCTGCCTGACAGCAAAGGGCCAGCACATTGATTTCGAAGTCGAGACTTTTGCTGTGCATGGCACCCAGGATCCTGACACTAATCTGGAGCTTGCGCATACGCTTGGTAGTAACCATGGTCAGGAAAATGCCATATCCAACGGCGTGCAAGTTCGTCGCCTTATGCCAGTCGAGTGCGAACGCCTGCAGGGCTTCCCTGATAACCACACACTGATTTCGTGGCGCGGGAAAGAAGCGACTGAATGCCCGGATGGCCCCCGCTATCGCGCCATCGGTAACAGCATGGCAGTTCCGGTGATGCGCTGGATCGGCGAGCGTATTGTGGCCGCATTGCCAGTTAAAAAATCTGCTGGTGATTATGGCGGAAGCAAAACGCCAGCGGATCAGCGCGACCTCTGGCGCACTCCGCCCGCCCTCTTCGCATGCCTGAATGCTGAGTTCTGCTTCCAGCTTGATGCAGCCGCAGCAGCGCATAACGCGCTGTGTCGCAAGTTCATAACAGCCGAGCAGAACACACTTGAAACGCCATGGGCTGATTACCTGAGCATTCCGGGCTACGTCTGGCTGAACCCGCCATATAGCGACATCACGCCATTTGTGAAGAAGGCAGCCGCCGAGAGCGCCAATCAGATCGGCACGGTGATGCTGGTACCTGCTGACACTTCGGTTGGCTGGTTCAAGGAGGCAATCCAGACCGCTAGCGAGGTTCGCTTTATTACCGCGGGAAGACTGGCATTTATCAACCCGGTGACAGGTAAGCCGGTAAGCGGAAATAACAAAGGCTCGATGCTGATTATCTGGCATCCCTACCCTCGTACTCATTGCCATTTCTCGACGGTCGAGCGTGATTCCCTGCTGAATTTCGGTGCCCGATTGATAGCCAAACGGGAGGCAGCATGACGCCAGAAGAAAAGAAAAATGCGCTCAGAAGCATCGCACGCAGGGCTAACGATGAGGTTAAGGCAAAACGGCGGTCATCTCCCGCTTTAAGTTGCGACGAGATATCACGACCGATCCTCAACGGATGCATGCCGCTGATAAAGCAGCTTGGGTTAACGCCAAGCCATCTCTATGTGGAGATAGGTATTTTGAACGGATATATAAAGGAGCGCTGACATGCCAGAAATCATCGATCAGGCCAACGAGCTGGCAGAGCGCCGGCTGGAAATGACCATCCAAAACATGCGCATCAACCATGCGGCGGTTTCAGCTACTCACTGCCGCGACTGCGGGGAAGAGATACCCGAGCGGCGCCGGGAACTGGTGGCGGGCTGCCAACGCTGCGCTGACTGTCAAGAAGAAGAGGAATTACGCGGTAAGCATCGGAGGTGATATGGCATCTGACAAACCGATAACAGCACAGCAGGCCGCCGATTTGCTCATCGTGTCTGCGCGGGTGATCTACCGCCTGATTGAGTCTGGGGAGCTCGCCGGCCGCAAGGTCGGCAACAAGTACAGAACGACCGAGGCGGCGTGTATTGCATATTTGAAAACCCCGCGCGATCCTGTCATCGCGAACGCGGGTGAACATAAAGGAGAAGTTTTATGTCAATCACCCTCAGGGGCGGCGTGTGGCACTGTCATTTCTTTACGCCGTCAGGAAAAAGAGTTAGGCGATCTCTTGGCACGGGGGACAAAAAGCAGGCTCAGGAGCTCCACGACAAGCTGAAAGCTGAAGCGTGGCGGGTTGACCAGATCGGCGACCTGCCCGTCAGAACCTTCGAAGAGTGCTGCATCCGGTGGCTGCGGGAAAAGGACCATAAGCGATCGCTGGATGATGACAAAACCAAAATTGAGTTTTGGCTGCAGCATTTTTCCGGCCGTGATGTCTCGAAGATAACGGCGGAGGAAGTTCATGAAGCCGTTAACGGGATGATCAACCGTAAGCACCTGCAGGTTTGGGAGAGTAAACGTGATTCCGCGTTGAGGAAGGGTAAGCCGGTTCCGGAGTACAAGCCACGGCAGGTTTCGCAGGCGACGAAGGCGCAACACCTTTCCTTCATTCGATCCCTTCTCAGGGCCGCGGCGAATGACTGGGGCTGGATAAAAACAGCTCCTGTTATCAAAACCCGCAAGCCGATCAGTAAGCGGATACGGTGGCTGACCAGAGAAGAAGCTGAGCGATTGATCGAGTGCATGCCGGAGAGCATTAAGCCAGTGGTGATATTTGCACTGGCAACCGGCCTGCGCCGCTCAAACATCATCGGGCTTGAGTGGCAGCAGGTCGATATGCAGAGAAAGGTTGCATGGGTAAATCCGGAGAACGCAAAAGCGGGCAAGGCGATTGGCGTAGCTCTGAATGATACCGCATGCAGGGTATTAAGGGATCAGATAGGGAAGCACTCCCGATGGGTGTTCGTTCACACCACGGCAAAGCATCGCCCTGATGGGACACTGACGCCCGCAGTTAGAAAAATGCGGGTGGATGACAATAACGCCTGGCGCGCCGGGTTGAAAAAAGCGGGGATCGAGGATTTCCGTTTTCACGACCTCCGGCACACCTGGGCGAGTTGGCTGATCCAGTCCGGCGTCCCGCTTTCTGTTTTGCAGGAAATGGGAGGATGGGAGAGCATCGAGATGGTGCGTCGTTATGCTCACCTGGCGCCGAACCACCTGACCGAACACGCACGGAAAATTGACGCCATTTTTGGCGCTAGCGACACAAATACGACACAAGGAGGAAATCAGGCTGGTTTGAAACTTGCGTAAGTGCTTGTTTCTTAATGGCACGCCCTACAGGATTCGAACCTGTGACCTACGGCTTAGAAGGCCGTTGCTCTATCCAGCTGAGCTAAGGGCGCCCTGAGAAGCGAGTGCTTCGCGGAGTGAAACGCGTGGAATTATACGGTCCACGTCGGTCGAGTCAATCCATTTTGCCAGGAAACTGCGGGGCTTATACGACGCTGGCGAAATATCCCCCACCAACTGTACAAGAAGCATACCGCCGGGGCTCATGCGCGCGTAAATCGACTCAGTGGCCAGGCGCAACGCACCAATAACCATGTAATAACCATGGCCATAACAGGCTAAATTAGCCTCAGACAGGATAAAACAGCAAACGAGGACTGACAGCGAGGCCCGCTTCTGACAAAATATCCTCATCCCCCTTTCGTAAAGATACAGATGGAATCCTCTCTCTGATGGCAGCAAAAATTATTGACGGTAAAACGATTGCGCAGCAGGTACGCTCTGAGGTTGCGGAAAAAGTGAAGGCTCGCGTTGCGGCCGGAAAACGCGCCCCTGGGCTGGCCGTCGTGCTGGTCGGCAGCAACCCGGCCTCGCAGATTTATGTCGGTAGCAAGCGCAAAGCATGTGAAGAAGTGGGCTTCGTCTCCCGCTCTTACGATCTCCCGGAAACCACCAGCGAAGCCGAGCTGCTGGAGCTTATCGACACTCTGAATGCCGATAAGACCATCGACGGTATTCTGGTTCAGCTGCCCCTGCCGGCAGGGATCGATAACGTCAAAGTTCTCGAGCGCATCGCGCCGGATAAAGACGTCGACGGCTTCCATCCTTACAACGTTGGCCGCCTGTGCCAGCGCGCGCCGCGCCTGCGTCCGTGCACTCCGCGCGGTATCGTGACCTTGCTGGAACGCTACAATATCGACACCTACGGCCTCAATGCGGTGGTCATTGGCGCCTCCAATATCGTCGGTCGCCCGATGAGCATGGAGCTGCTGCTGGCCGGCTGCACCACCACCGTCACCCACCGCTTTACAAAAAACCTGCGTCATCATGTCGAAAACGCCGACCTGCTGATCGTCGCGGTGGGCAAACCGGGCTTTATTCCTGGCGAGTGGATTAAAGAAGGGGCGATTGTGGTCGATGTCGGCATCAACCGTCTGGAAAGCGGCAAAGTGGTCGGCGACGTGGTGTATGAAGATGCCGCCGAACGCGCGTCCTACATCACCCCGGTTCCCGGCGGCGTTGGCCCGATGACCGTCGCTACCCTGATTCAGAACACGCTGCAGGCGTGCGAAGAGTATCACGACGTTGAGGAGGCCTGA